ATTGCCGATGAAGAACATCACATTAAGCTTATCAAGGAAGCTATGGGAGTAGATGATTCTACTAAGAAAGGTGTAACTGTAATTATCAAATGAGTAGGATAATCATACAGAATGGGAATATGTGCGAACTGGACTTACCTCTTAAGTTCGCACAGAAACTCTATGCAGAGTTTGCCATTCGTCATCCAAATGCTTTCTACTTACGTACAAGGCAAAGAGGTATGCAGAATTGGGATGGTAAGATTCATTACATTACCAAGACTGGGCAATTTAAAATAGGTTTACTTCCTAAGGTATACGATATGTGTATTGAAATGGGGATTAAACCTAAAGTTGTAGATATGAGACAACCATTACCTAAAGTCAATGGAGTTGTTACGAAAATAGGAGAATATAAACTAAGACCAGAACAAGAGAAAGCCGTTAAAGCGGTAATCAATAACAAAGTAGGTAAGGTACCTTTTCAGATTGGTGTATTAGATTACACGGTTAATGCCGGTAAAACTCTTATCATGTCGTCTTTATATTTAACCTATAAGAAGCAGTTAAAGACTTTGCTAATAACTAATGACTCAGATTGGTTAAATCAAGCTAGAGAAGAATTTAAGCAATATCTTCCGGGAGAAGATATCACTTTTGTTCAAGGCAAGGTTTTAAACTGGAGTAATTTCACCATAGGTATGGTTCAGTCTATTTCGAGGAATATGAGATTCTATCAAAAGGAATTATCTCAAATAGATATGGTACTTGTAGATGAGGCTGACCAAGGAGGTAGTAAGCAATATCAGAATGTAATCACTCGGTTATTTAATACCAGAATTCGTATAGGATTATCTGGTACCATTTATATGAGTAAGCTTGCTAAGGATAAGGTTAAGAATATGAACCTAGAATGTTTCTTTGGTAAAGTGATTGCTGAGTTTAAACTTAAGGATTCTATCAAAAAGGGTTACTCAACAAAAACCGTTGTAAAGATGGTACCTGGTAAACCTTGGTATGGTAATTGGGAATCTGATTGTATTTCCTATAAGGAAATATACGATGATTCAATCACCAATTGTTATACAGCTTGGTTAATGGCTTATAATAGATTACTATGGAACCTTAATCAAGGCAGATACCCTGCTCTCGTAGTATGCAAGCATATTGCACATTGTGAAAATCTATATAAGTTCTTTAAAAAGAAACTGGGCGATGCCTATAATATTGCCTATGTGCATGTTAATACTTCCTCTAAATTAAGACAACAAATAATGAAGGATTTTAGGGAAGGTAAAATAGATATCCTGGTATCAACTACAATCATTGCTCGAGGTAAAAACTTTCCTAAGCTTAGGTATTTACTTAATGCAGCAAGTATGGATAGTCAAGAAAAATCCATTCAGTTCCTGGGTCGTTTGGTAAGAACTGATAAATCGAAAAAGAAGGTATACCTTGATGACCTTCACTATCCCGGGAATTATTTAGATAGGCACGGTAAACATCGGAAGCAATATTATCAGAGACAAGAATTGAAAGTAATACTGTTAGATAAGCTATGGAAGAAACATCCTAACCATAGCCTTATTAAGAGTTAACTAGAAGTACTATGAGTATTTACTTTTTCTCCGTAGGAGGAAAAGAAGATTACAATTAATAAGCATATAGGCATTATGAATAATGATAAACTAATATGTATCAGAGATGAAGATGATACTAAACTAACAACTCTATTATCAGATGGTTGGAAGATAATCCAAATCTCTGCATCCGGTATTTATTGCTGGGTACTCTTAAGGAAACCCAATAACACTAAAAAGAAAATTAAAGACTTTCAGTGATGGAGAAATATATTTTAATTACAGCGGTTGTTATTATGATAATAATACTCGCTTTAGACTTCATACTTTCTAAGGATGGTTATCAATGCCATTCATGTAAGAAACGTTTTCATAAAGAGGATTTGGAAATCAAAGGATGGCATTTCAAGGAATGGATTTGTCCCAATTGTAAACACATTAATTACACTTATGATGAAGAAGATTAGGGAATGGTTTAAATCTCTTGTTGTTGGGGAGGTACATAATCCTAAACACGTATTCAACTGTAGAGATTTAATATGGATATCAAACTTGGAGACTTCTCAAAATACTCCCGAATGTTTTACTCATTTCTTTTGTTTGTACTGGAGTAATGGTATGGTAGTCAAAGTATGTCAAGAGAGCCATGATAGAAATTCATACCCAGAATTATATAAACTCAGGGAACTATTTATTAATAACATCGGTTATTCCTATGTTCCCATAGAAGATAACAGTGAGATATACATTTATTATATAAACGTAAAAAAGACATATAATGGCTAAGAAAAAGAAACAACTTCCTGACTTATCGAAGCAAGATATCCTTACTCCCATAGATGTAAGTACTCTGGGAACTAATGGAGACCCTTGCTTTGGTATTGGGTATGATTTATCAACTAAGGAATGTAAGCTATGCGGAGACTCAGAATTATGTGCATTTAAGATGTCACAGAACTTGAACATTACAAGAAAAGAACTTGAACAGAAGAATCAATACAAGGATTTGGATGTACTTGAAGATACCGTTGGTATCAAGAAATACATCCGAGGCTTGATTCGGAAAGGGGAAGACAGAAAAGAAGTTATTACCAAAACCGTTGAGAAATTCGAAGTACCAAGAAAACGTATTAGAGAACTTTATAAAGAGTGTACTAAATAATGAAACCAATAGAGATGATATGGGCTATGTTCAAGGTATACCTTAACAACCCAAACTATTTTGTAAAGCAAGAAGATGTACTTGCTAATTTATGTATGGAGGGTTCTACCGATGTAATCAGGATGTGTAATTCATTGGGAGTACATGTTTCTAGACCCGAGAAATTAACCTTTGGACAACTTTTACGTAAATGTAATATATTATGAACAGATTTAGATTTATCAAAGTAAGGGAGGTAGTATCTCCCAACAGAGCAAACCCAAATGATGCTGGGTTAGATTTCTATGTACCAACTAATTTATACCCTGAGGATATTCATTCTAAAAATGAATTCGACTCCGAAGGTTATGATTTAGATGTTCCTTTTGGTGAAGCCTTTGTAAGGCACATAGCTTTACAACCTGGGCATAGGATACTTATCCCATCGGGTATCAAAGGTTTGCTAGAACCTCCTGTATCTATGTTAATGGCAGCAAACAAATCTGGTATAGCTACTAAGAAAGGTTTAATCTTTACTGCCGAGATAGTGGATTCCCCTTATGTTGGAGAGATACATATTGGGATATATAACACTTCTCAAGAAATTCAGGTTATCGAGGCTGGTCAAAAGCTGGTACAATTTATTCATGTACCCATTTATATTACCAAGCCAGAGGAGATTCAGCAAGAGGAGTTTTATACTGAATCACAAATGTGGGGAAGCAGAGGAGATAAAGGATTTGGTTCATCTCAAAACATAAAATAGTGGAAGATAATATATTAGGATTCCCAGGATATCATATTACTCGGGAGGGTAAGCTTTATAATAAGGGACATCCCGTAAAGACTTTCTTCCATAAAGGATACGAACGTACTAAACTTAGAAATAATAAGGCATCTAAGAATGTAAAAATACATAGATTAGTAGCAGAAGCCTATATACCTAATCCGAATAATTTACCAGTAGTAATGCACTTAGATGACAACCCTTTGAATAATCGTTTAGAGAACCTTAAATGGGGTACTCAAAAAGATAATGTATATGATGCCATTAATAAGGGTAGGTTGAAATTAAAAGGTATAAATAATCCTATGTATGGAGTAAGTAGAAGAGGTCTATTTGCTCCTCATACTTCATTAACAGTACGTAGTATTCGAAGATTAGAGAGATTGAAATTAAAAGGTAATACTAACAAGTACATAGCTAAAAGGTTGAAGGTTAGTAATGCTACTGTTGGTAATTATCTTAATGGTAAACATTATAAAAGTTAACATTTTGGACATAAGAAATATAAGTGAACCAGTACCTAAAGTAGAAACTAATGGGGTACTATTAAAGATGTATGAATTGGGGTTAGAACAATTGCAGGGATATAGGCAAATAGAACAGTTACCTGATTACCCATTTGATATCAATAATGCAAAGAACCAGGTAATACTCAAGGACTTTATAGGTAGGGTAATTGAAGAACTTACCGAGGGTTTTGAATCTACCGAAGAAGTATTTGAATTATGTCAGAAGAATGGTTGGAATATCGAGATGTTCAATGAAAATGAATGTCAATTGATATTGAATTCTCTTGCTAATGCAAATGAAGAACAAGCAGATGCTTTAGGCTTTTTCTTTACTCTTCTAGTATATTCAAATATACTTCCTGAAGATATTCTTAGCTATAATAAGGCAAAGAACTTATTTGATGTGATGGCTATTGGTGTTAAAGAGTTAGTGGTAAAATATTCCGACTACCAGAATTTATTGAAATTCAATATTATTTGTGAAGAGGATTTTTTTGATGAAGATGGTAAATGGGAACAAATCATCTCTTACATCCCCGGTTTTCATAAGATGAATGCATTATCACATGAGGCAGAGAAGTTATACTTATGGGAAGTGATATATGAATTGAACAAGGCAAGGAATTTCCTTAAGTCTAGACCTTGGAAACAAACCCAAGTAATGACTAAAGAGATAGACTTCCAGGAATCACTGGTAAAAGCTTTCTACCTATATATGGGATTCCTTGCATTGAATGGGTTCACAGACCAAGGGTTATTCAGTTTATTCTTTAAAAAACAACGTCTCAATAGATGGAGGCAACAAACTAATTATTAACATGTCAGGATGGAACCATAAATTAGAGGGACTTCAACTTAATCCTGAGGAGTCCCTCCATTCGTTAGAATTTGCTACTTCACAGGAAGCATGGGAAAAACTCAATGAGGGATTCCTAAGATTAGACCCAATCCTATTTGGGAAAGGAGCTATGGCTAATAGTGGGGTAGCAGTAGTGTATAACGTATTTATAAAGATACGAAAAGCATGGGTAGACCCAGAATTTGATTATGGGCGATGTTTTAATTACAAAGAAACTAAGTGGACTAGCTTATTGAATAACTACATAGATTTTAATAAGCTTGACTTGTTGCGTAGTAAACTGAGAGTACTGAGAAATAAGTATAATCAGAATTACAATATAACCTATATGTTTAACAATCATCATGATAACGGTAAACAATGTCTAATAGCTGCGACTTTTTCAAAACGATTCGGGGAGGACATCCCAGTTATTACAATGGTAGTTCGGGCTTCGGAAATTACCAAGAGGTTAATATTCGATTTCCTATTAATTCAACGAATGTCAGAGTACGTATATGGGCCGGACCAGTCAGTACAAATCAACCTATTTGCGACTCAAATGTACGGAAATGTGGAGACACTTCTAATGTATCATACCCATAAACCTTTGAAGAAGGTACTTAAAGGAGCAGAGGAGAATTCATGGAATAAGAGGATAAAAGAGATATGGAAAAAATTCCAAAAGGGCACAGAGAAGGAATTCTCTTCATTCAAGGTATTCTTTAGAAGTTTTAAAGTGCTCAGACCAGATTTATATGAAGAAACATATAAATCAATGAAAGCAAAAGAATTACTTCTCGAGTATGAGGATATAGAATACCCGGAGAATGTAATCTCTTACTCTCAACGTAAAGCCTATAAAAAGAAACTTTTAAAACAAAAGAACAATGGAAGCTAAGGAATTTTTAAATCAGAAGCGTATAGGATTAGTAAACAAATTCTATTACCAAGTTTTTGAGATTAAAAAGAACGGGGGAGAACCAGATATACCCTTGTTATTAAAAGAGGTAGAGGATTTTGATGATTTTGTATATCGCTACTGGCATATGACCTGGGTTAGTTCTACAATGTCATACAATTAAATATTTATATTATATGAGGATATATTCTAACAGTTTTGAGTTAATGTCCGAAATGGGCAGAGAACTCAACAGTTATGGTCAAACTGTAAAACCAAAGACCTATCAAAATAAAGTCATTGAAGGTAATGAGGATTTTATTACTAAAGAACTCATTTGCCAACAATATTGCTTAACTTCATTGGGAGACCCGGTATGGTTATTCGTATTCTCTCATTCAAGAGAATGGGCAGATGCAGAGTTCCAAGAAAGAATATCCCCTAATGATATAAATCCAGGAGAAGCTTGGAAATTAAGAAAAGATTTATGGGAACAATTCCTTGATGAAAAGGGTAGGTTCGATTACACATACAATGAGAGAATGGGTGAAGTATTAATAAAAGATTTAGTTCGTCTTTTAAAGAGAGACCCAGATACAAGAAAAGCAATTATACCAATATTTGAGCATTATGATACCTTATACTATGATGGTAGACAACGTATTCCATGTTCTATGTATTATGATTTCCTTATACGTCGGAATGGTAAAGGAGAGAGGGTATTACATATTTGCTATCACCAAAGAAGTTCTGATTTTGCCCAACATTTCGGTAATGATATTTATTTAGCTTGGAGATTAATGGAATACGTAGCTCAAGAAGTAGGTGTAAAGCCTGGTTATCTATATCATACCATAGATTCATTGCATATATACAAAAAAGATTGGCATTTCTTATCTTGTAATTTAGAGGATTTGAAAGATGAATATTAAATATTCAAATATAAAAGGGTACCCTGGATATTATATATCTAAAAGGGGTACCCTTTTTACTTCTCTTAAAAGGGTAGGAGTTAAAGGGAAAGGCCATGGTAGGAAAGGTACTACTACTGTGATTTCTAATACTTGGAGAAAGAGGTTGGTATCATTAACTTCTAATGGGTATTTACAATGTACTTTGTTTAGAAAGAGGTTTTATATACATAGGTTAGTATATGAAGCTTGGATTGGTAATATACCAAATGGGTATGATATTGACCATATAAATGGTATAAAAACTGATAATCGAGTATCTAATCTAAGAGCGGTTCCAAGGTCAGAAAATTTGAAACATAACTATGAGTTAGGTTTTAGGGGTTCTAATTATATACATACTTTTTCTGATAAAGAAAGGAATCTAATAATGATAGACCATAAAGAAAAGGGTCTTAGTATAAAGAAAATATCTCTTAAGTATGGATATTCTAGGTACTTTATTCATCAGGTATTGAAAGGAATTAGATAATGGAAACAAGATATCACATAATAAGAAACAAAAGAGAGTTAAAGAAACTCATTGCCTGTTGTAAAGCTACTGGTTATGCTTGCTGTGACTACGAAACTGATGGTTCACCCATATACAACAAAAGTTTTAAGCCAACTATACTCTCAGTATCCTGGATGCCAGGGTTTGGTGCTTCCATTCCTTTAGACCATTTCGAAACAAAAGATTATACATCTCCAGGGTGGAATTGGAAAAAGATGCTAAGGAAATTTGGGGAAGAGGTAATTGAGAATTATGAGATAACCAAGGTTGCATGGAACTGGAAATTTGATGACCAGATAAACCAAAAGTATCGAATATTCTATAGAGGTACTTGTTTAGATGGTATGCTTGCAAAATATCTACTAAACGAGGAAAAACCTAATGATTTAAAGTCAATGGTAAGAAGATATTTACCAGAGTATGGTAATTATGAAAAGCAAGATGCCCTTGATAAAATACCATGGGATAAAAAAGAATTAGATCCACTTTGTCATTACGGTTGTCAAGATACGGATTATACTCTTAGGTTAATGATATTCTTTGAAAAGAAGCTGATTGACCTTGGTTTGTACAGTACCTTCAGGAATTTAATTATGTCTGCATCAAGGGTACTCACTTCAGTAGAGAAGAATGGTTTGTATCTAGATAGAGAATTCAATAATCAACTACTGGAAACATATAAACCAAAAATAGATGCGGCTAGACAAGCTATATATGATTTGCCAAGAGTAAAGAAATTCGAAAAGAAGTATAACCAAGAAAAGGTTGATAAGTATATCCAATCTATCGAATCAGAACTTGAAGAGTTAGATTATAATGACCCAAAGGATAAACGTAAGATTGCATCAAGGGAACAGAAAATTTCAAATATTAAGGCAGGTATATTCACAACTAAAAAGGAACAAGAATTAATAAGACCCATTAATTTGGGTAGTTCAGTTGATTTACCTGCATTGATGTATTCGGAAGAAGGTTTTCATTTTGAGGTAATTAAGAATAATGAATCCGGTAAACCAAGTACAGATGAAGAGACTCTTACTAATCTAAGGTTAACCGTTAAAAAACCCGATTCACCTAAGGCAATTTTCCTTGATAGGCTTCTTGAATTACGAGGTTTAGAGAAGATGTATAAAACCTATATAGAGGGTTGGAATGAAAAAGTTCAAGATGACGATAGATTACATGGAAGATTTCTTATTCATGGGACTACAAGTGGAAGATTATCCTCTGCAGAACCCAATGCTCAACAAATCCCCAAGACATCCGTAGACCCCAATATTAAATTACAATTAAAAGCTCCTAAAGGAACCTTATATATTGCTAGTGATTTTAGCCAGGCAGAATTAAGAATTATGGCTCATCTATCTGGAGATGAAACTTATCTTAATGCTTTTAACTCTGGTCAGGACCCTCACTTAGCAATTGCTGCTACTAAATATCATATACCCTATGAAGAAGCTCTTAAGATATATGAGGATGAAAATCATCCAGAACATAAGATATGGAAGGTGAGAAGAAAGCAAGCTAAACAAATTGCTTTTGGACTTATTTATGGAATTGGTGCAAAATTACTAGCAGTAAAACTATCTGACCCAAAATCTGGTATTATAGTTACACCAGAAGAAGCCCAAAAGGAAATGGACATCTTCTTTGGTCAACACCCCAAGTTGAAGACCTTCTTGAAGAAACAAGAGAAATTCCTTAGAAAGAATGGGCATCTGGTATCATTATTTGGGAGGAAAAGAAGATTACCCCAAATATATTCAAATGATAAGGGAGAAGAAGCTTATGCTTTGAGATTAGCATTAAATTTCCCATGTCAATCGGCAGCATCTGATATGTGTTTATTTGGAAGTATTCTCATATACTACTTAATGAGACAAGGTAAATTACCCTCTACTAAGTCTGTATGTTTGGTACATGATGCTAATTATCAGATTACTAAACCAGAGAATATTAATATTTGGAGTATATATGAGATGTGGCAAATTTATAGGAACCCATTAACTAAGCCATACTTCGGCTTTCAGATAGATGATGTCACAATGGACATGGAGTTTGTTATTGGTAGGTCAATGGCAGAAGAGTTACCTTTTATTCCGGGTTATGATTATAAGAAAATGTTAGAACCTGATTTCTCAGTAGAAGAATATATGGAAGAACATAAGAAATATAAACACATACCTATTTCAGAGTATAAGAAACGTTTTAACAAACAAATGAAGCAATATGAAAAAGATTTTGAACGGACCCACAGTATGGAGAGCTAAATGTCCATGCTGTGATTGTGAATTTGAATACGATGTCAGTGAAACTTTCAGAGTTTACGATAAGAGTAATTCAAGCGTTTTTAGGATATTACAATGCCCATCTTGTAAAACCAATATAAGGCATTCTGATTCAGTATCTACATCTACAGAAATGAAAAGAGAGGATACTATGTCCACATAAATAAAATAAATTTAAGAAACCATGGCAACAAATGAAGAATATCAGAATGCAAGTAAATTAACTGCCCTTACCTATATGATTGCAGGATGTTTGGGTTATTCTATTGAGAATCTGTTTAAATACCTGGATGCTACGAATTTAAAGGTAAGTGGACAAGAAAAGATGTTATTCAATCGAGTAAAGACCCAACTACATCAATTACAGACTAATCTTACTACATTAGAAGATATGGCTTTTAAAGTAATGGCCACTGATGAGGATGGGAAACTTGCCTATGAAGATGCTACTCATATTTATTGGGCAGCTTTCTTAGTATTATTAGATAGAGGGGGAACTGATAACTTATGCGACTTACGATTAAGAGCTTTAGTAGATAAGATTAGTCCCTATAAATCTCTTCTTAGATTGCCTGGTATGAGTTTAGCTTATCAAATGGCTTTTGCTCAAGTATCTAATGCTATAAGTAAAGGCGAATTTAGTAAGGAAGACTTTAAAAACCTATTAGAAGTTTATGAAGACGGAGCTAAAAAAACTAAAGGTTAAATTTGAGGGTAGGACCCTAGAAATTGATATTCAAAAAGAATTGTCTATCAATGAGAATATCATTAATTCTCAGCTACGAGAATCTCCTTCTAGTTATTATATTCTTTGTTCTCTTAGAGATAAGTATATAAAGGAAAGAGATTTACTAGCAAGGGAAAAGGATGAAGCCTATTCCAATGCTTGGGTATATTATAAGGATGCCAATGAAAGGTGGAATAACGAATATGTTTCTCATAAGGCAAATCTTAACAAGAAGTATTCTTCCATTTATGAGAGATACTTAAAAGCTGTAGAAAAAGCAAATAAGTTCATAGCTATATGTAAAGCTTATGAGAGTCGGGAGAATATATTAAGAACTATTAATGCGAATCTAAGAAAGGGTTAACCCATTGAACTATAAATAATTACTAACTTTTAAAAACAGTATTAGAATATGAATTATTCAATGACATTTATCTCATCTCTTGTAGCTGAGAAATTTAATCAAGAATTACCCGGATGCCCAACAGAAAACCGGGTACTTATTTTATCTCCAAAGGAGGTAAATCAAACTAAATCCGGTTTGATTATCCCTGAACAAGTAAAAGAGGGAGTTCCTCGTAAAGGGGTTGTAGTAAAGAGTGGGGAAATTACCGAAGAATACAAAACCTACCGAGAATTGGTTGCTGTAGGTAGAATAGTTACCTATGGTTTGTATGCAGGTAAAGAACTTGAATTCGAAACGGACAAACTATCTCCTGCTCTCAAACAACTTTTAGAGAAAAACGTTCTTACCGTATTGAGTATGAACGAAGTAGTTTACTCAGAACCGAATAATTAAAACTAATCATTATGATAAAAAACAAGAAGAAAAAGAAAGTTTCATCAGAGGGACTTTCTACAAAAGAAAAGATGCTAGCTAGAAAGAAACAGCTAGAATCCAAGGGAAATGGTAGTGGGTTAGTATATCCAAAAGAGGGAACTCTGAGGATGAGAATTAAATCTCCGGGTGATGACCAAGAATTGGGTATCGAAATTATTCAATTCTACCTGGGTGGCAATTTGGGAGGAGTTATATCTCCGGCTACTTTTGATGAACCTTGCCCATTCATGGAGAAATACCAAGAATTGAAAAACTCCAAGGATGAAGATGACAAGGAACTTGCCAAGAACCTGGTACCAAGAAGAAGATATGTTATCGGTGGTATCATTTACTCAGATGAAAAGGGTAGTAAGGTAGATTACGAAGGCAAAGATAAGGGAGTTTTAGTTCCTCGCTCAGTATACCAGGATATCATTGACCTTTACCTTGATGAAGATGAGGCAGGTGATATGACAGACCCAAAAACTGGATACGATATCAAGGTAATTCGTTCCGGGTCTGGTAAACTAGATACCACTTATTCTGCCCGTGCTTGCAAACCAACTAAATTGGACAAGAAATATCAAGGTACAATTGACCTTGAGGGGATAGTTCGTTCTCAAATCAAATCATATGATGAGTTGGAAGATTTACTTTCACAGTATCTAAACGAAGACCATGGGGATGACGATGAGGATGATAAGTCAAAGAAGAAAAAGAAAAAGAAAAAGGGAGTTCACAAAGACCATTACATGGAAGATGATGAACCCAAGAAAAAGAAAAGAAAATACAAATCGGATATTTAAGGGTTAGTAATATGGTTTCATTCGAAGGTGGTAATTAGATTCGTTCTGTTATCACCTTCTTTAGTTTAAAGACATTACATTATGGCAAAGAAATCTAAGGTTGGTTTAAAAGTACCAACAGCAAATGAGATGGCAAAGAAATATGGAAGTATGATTAAATTAGCTTCAGAAGTTACTGATACCGATTTATATATACCATCTACTTTCTTTGCTCTGAACTACTTATTCGGTAAGGGTATTCCTTACGGTAAAATCGTTGAGATTGCTGGAGAGGAATCCTCTGGTAAATCTTTAGTGGCTTATAACTTTGCTTATGCTACTCAACAACTTGGAGGTCATGTGATATGGGTAGATGCTGAACAATCCTGGATGAATTCTTGGGCTGAAATAAATGGGGTAGACCCCGCAAGAGTAACCATTGTTAATGATACACGTATTGAATATATTGCAGATGTAGTAGCAGACTTAGCAATATATTTACGTTCTCAATTAACTCACAATGAACCGATACTCTTAGTAATTGATTCTATTGCAGCTACAGACTGTACAGATAATATCGATGCTAAGATGGTTGATGGTAAAGCAGAAATGGGAGGTAGAGCAAAGGCTCTTTACAAATACTTCCGTATCAGAAGTGAGTTATTCTACAAGCTGGGAGTATCTCAGATTTATATTAACCAATTAAGAACTGCTTTAAATGTCGGATTTGGAAAAGATAACACAACAACTACGGGAGGTGCTGCACTCAAATTCTATGCTTCAATCAGAGCTGCTTTCTATTCGGGAAGGTCTGTTACAATCAAACAAAACGGGAAAGAAAGAAAAGCTGGAAAACTTGTCACAATTAGACTTATTAAAAATAAGGTCGCTCCTCCTAGACCTACAATTAGTAAATGCCCAGTATATTTCAACCCTAAATTCCATGAGGTTGGATTTGATAGATGCTATGCTTTAGAAGATGTATTGGTAGATACCGATGTAATCGAAAAAACTACTGGTGGGTATAAATTGAAAGGTAAAACTCTTGCAAGAGGGGAAGAGAAATTCCAAAAGCTTCTGGAAGAAGACGATGAACTTCGTAGAAAACTTTTACGGAAAGCTGGAGTAAATACCATAGGTACTACTAAAAAACAACTGGAGAAAATAGAAACAAATCTATTCCCAGTCGATGGTGTAGAATATGAAAACTATTCAGATTCAGAAGAGGAGGAGGAAGACGATGAGTAAGAAAACAATATTATTGGTTGATGGATGTAATTTACTTCACCAAAGTTTTCACAAGTTCGAAAAACTTAAATCTACGGATGGTAAACCAAGTGGAGCAATATTTGGATTTTTCAAATCCCTACACATGTATCTTACAAGGTTTGAACCTGATGATGTTTATATTTCATTCGATAATGGTCATTCACCAGTAAGGACGAAGTTATTGCCCAATTACAAGGGACATAGAAAAAATATATCTGTAGATTACGAATCATTGCAAAAGCAAAAGGCAATTATAATGAAAATGCTGGGTATGCTAAGAATTAATTATATCTTCGATAAAAAGAAATCTACAGTATATGAAGGAGATGACTTCTTAGCATACCTTGCAATTAAAAAATTCCAATCCGAGAAAATGATACTTATATCATCGGATAAAGACTTTAACCAGTTGCTATCAAATAACCTGAGGATATATAATCCCAGAAAAGATGAGATGATAAGAATGGATAACTGCAAAGAATTATTCGGTTATCATTCTCATGAAACGGTAGAGTACCTTGCAATGGTTGGAGATACTTCCGATGATATACCAGGGTTCCCGGGTATAGGCCCAGTAAAAGCAAGGAAAATCCTTGATGAGGGTAGAATTGAGAAGTTTATTGCCCAGAGTAAGAACAAAGAATATCTTCAAATATGGAAAAGGAATGAACAGTTAATCGACCTTTTCTGGTTTGTAAGACATAATCCATTGGATAAGTTACCAATTAAGTCAAAGAAGAAGTTTAAGTATGAGAAATTCAAAGAGCTTTGTATCGAATACTCTTTAGCATCATTTTTGACAAATGAATTTATAAAACCATTTAAAGCATTACATCATGAGTAAGAGAATTATGTTTGTGGGTCCCTCTGGTATAGGGAAAACTACTTTAGCACAAGCTGTAGCTAAGAAATATGATATACCATTCATATCCGGCAGTATGTCAGATTTATTGCCAGCTACTAAAGGTATATCACATAATGAGTTGTTATCACTTGGTTCCGAAGCAATGTATAAATCAGATTTTCAATTGTTAAACATGAGAAACAAGCTATTCAAAGATAAAGAGAACTTTGTAACTGATAGAAGTTATGCAGATTTAGCGGCTTATTTCTGGTATAAACAATCAAGAAATATACCCGAATGTGAAATGGAGCATTTCTTTTGTCAATGCCAGGAACTGATGGAAAATCAATGCGATTTAGCAATATTTCTACCCTTAAATTTGTCTAACTACAAGGATTGGCCAATGGAGGATAATAAGAAGAGAATTATGAACAGATTCTTTCAAGTTCAAATATCTTCCATCATGAGTGAGTTACTTGCAAATTGGGAAATACCAACAGTATGCGTAGAGAACTTTGATTTTTGTACTAGACTAAACCAGATAGGGTATCATATTGATAGGATATGGGAAAAGAAGTAATAGCAATAGCCTTCTCGGATTTACATATAAACCTATGGGCTAAGTTTAATGAGAACAATCACAGGACCCTGAATAGTTTCAGGGTTTTGTCGATTATACGGAAATTATGTAGAAGGTTTAACTGTCCTGCATTATTTTGTGGAGACTTATTTCATAAGGCCGAAACAATGGACCAAGAATTAGCAGAGATATGTTATAATGAACTAATCGAAGAATTTTGGATATATGCCATATCTGGAAATCATGATATTAAGAAAATAAGTAAGGTTGGTACTAAACCCTTTAGCTGGCTTTATCAAGTAGAGAAGTATGGTATCATGATATTAGATTATGAAAAAACTCAACTATCTTCTACACATAAAGATATTATGGTATATGGGGTTCCTTATATTGATAATAACGTGGGTCTAAGTGAATACTTAAAGAAGTTAGAATTAGATAAAAGTAAAAAGAATATTCTTTTACTACACACCGATTATCCTGGTGCAAAAGATACAGATGGTAGGGAAATAGATTCCGTAGAAAACTTAAATGTGAATGTTCTCAATAAATTCGATTTAGTATTATGTGGGCATATACACAAACCCCAGAGATTATCAAAGAAGGTTTATATGATTGGGGCACCTAACCATCAAAGAAGAACTGATAGGGACTGTGAATTGGGGTATTGGAAAATCTACGAAGATTTGTCTCTGAAGTTTGTACCTTTGAAAAATTTCCCAAAGTTCATCGATGTAGAAAGGGAAGGGGATATTAAGGATGATGGCAATTATTATACGGTAATCCCTCAAAAAGCTAGTACTCCAGTTAATAACAAACATAAGATTACTAAGCAACTTTCTAAGAAGTCTCTAGCAAAGAGATACCTAAGAGAGAAAGGTATTAAAGATGAGGTTAAAACTAATCTATTAATTGAAACACTTAAAAAGGCTGAGTCATGTTAACATTTCTAAGTATGGATGCAGAGGGATTCTGTTCAATAGAATCCCTACATTTGTTATTGAATACCCAATGTACCATACTAATCAAAGCTCCGAATGGCAAAGGGAAATCCACTATCCTTTCAGCTTTGGTATGGGCAATATATGGGAAGAATCTAAAGGGAGTTTCTGAGGTAAATACCTGGAAACAAGTAAGACCTAAAGATTACAAAGGTACCAGAGTTCAAGTATACTTTCAGAAAGATTCACATACTTATAAGATAATAAGATGTCAAAAGTATGAGGAAGTACTTGATGATGGGGCTAAAGGTAAAGACCGACTTATATTTATCAAGGATGGTGATGTCATTGATATAAAAGGGAAAGGTAAAATACAAGAGGCCATAAACAGAGAAATAGGTTTATCATATACTCTGTTTATGAATTCAATTATGTTTGGCCAGGGTATAAGGAGGCTTATACAAGAGTCTAATTCAGATAAGAAAAAGATATTCGAAGAAGTATTTGATTTAGAGTTCTTAAACCTTGCTAAAGGCATTGCATTACAAGATAAAAATAACTTGATATCTCAAATAAATGAGGTAGAGCATGAGTCTCAAATGCTTAAGAAAGAATTAGAGGCTAACAAGGAAGCTTACTTCGATATGAGAGATAGAGAAAAATCATTCAAACAAAAGATTAGGGAAGAGAGGAAAGAACTAAAACAGGATAGGGAAAAGCTAACTAAATTACTGATTGAAAAACAAAAACAAATCAAGGATGAAGTAGATGCTTCGCTTCAGATAAAGATTAAGAAACAGAATAAACTAATCCTTAATTTAAGAAGTAAGATAAAAGATGCCAAGAATTTATCGAATGTACCCCTTAAGAAAGTAATCAAAGAATTGGTAATACAGTTAGAAGCCGGTCACTACAAACGTGCGTTACGTGATGCTAAATCAATATATAAAGCGTTTTCTGACCTTGACAAATATGATAAAGAGTATCAAGAGGCTTTAGAAAGGTTGGAAGAACTTAGTAGTGTAAATGATAGGTATAATAAATTAAAATCAGACTGTGATGATATTGCTTCTGATATTGCTTCTATTGACGAAGACCTGGCTAAGCTCAAGCAAGAAAAGCTTAAGGTCATGTCTCCAAAGTATAAACAAAAACTTAAGGAGATTAGGAAGAATTTACGGAAGGTTGATGAAGACTTTCACAATAAAGAGTTAGAGTTAGAGAATTATAACTGGTTAATTAATGACCCATTGGGTAATAATGGGATTAAGGCTTACCTATTTGATTCATCACTTGAGTTCTTAAATAAATGCCTCGATAAGTATTCAGAGGTATTGGGATTTAGGATTGAATTTAATATTGATTTGGGCACTGCTAGAAAAGAATTTGTTACTCTTATTGAAAGGGATGGGATGATTATAGATTACGATGAACTATCAGGTGGCGAGAAACAATTGGTCTGTGTAGCAATGGCTTTTGCAATGAATGAGGCTTTAACTGCCTCTAAGGGTATTAACTTAGCATTCCTTGATGAGGTATTTGAATCACTAAGTTCAGATAACATAGAAATAGTTACATCATTGATACGTCACATATTCAAAGAGAAAACTTTATTCTTGATAACCCACTTGGATTCACTTCCTCTCGGTAATACCAAAATCCTGCAAGTGGAAAAGACCCAAGGCCTGAGTAAGTACCAATTACTATAATGGTATATAACTTTAACAAGACAGGAAGATGAAAACTTTTAGTAATTTATACTCTGCTATAAAACATGGTAGAAACATAATACTTAGGCCTAAATGGAAACCCAATGTACCAGGTCATAAGTATTATGTTTCTAAAAATGGTAGAGTTTACAGATATCTTGGGGATTTTAAATGGGTAAGGATTTCCGTATATTCGGATGGTAAACCCGATAGTTATCTAAAGTGTAAGATAGATTTAAAATCTTGGTTATTACATCGTTTAGTAGCTACTATTTACCTTCCTAACCCGGATGGTCTACCAGTAGTAATGCACCTCAATAATAACAAAAGGGATTGCAGAGTTAAAAATCTTAAATGGGGCACCGAGTTAGATAATACCTTACAGGCTTGGTTTGATGGTTGTTTACCAACTCCAAATAAGATTATTTATTATAACGATGTACATAACCTTTATAACCAAGGTTTGAGTGTAAGGGAGATAGCTAACATATTACCGATTCATATCTCTTCAGTTCGTAGAATCTTGAAAGGTAAGGGTCTTATTAAGTATAAAGATAAATTTTGTTATGTCAATAAACAGCAAAAATAAGGGTTCAAGATTCGAAAGAAAGATAGGGGCTTGGTTTACGAAATGGACCGGGTACAAATTTGAAAGAAACAGAGCCGGGAGTGGAGCTTGGCATTCAAACAAAGACTCCACTTCTGATTTAACCTGTACTGATGAAAGGCATGCTCATAGATGTAAGATATCTATTGAATGCAAGAATTATAAAGAGATTAAATTTGAACATCTACTCTTAGGTAATAAGGGATGCGATATATTGAAATTCTGGGAACAAGCTTCTAAGGATGCAAAAAGAGCAAATAAAGTTCCTATACTCTGTATGAGATATAATTCAATGCCCTCAGAAGAATTTTTCTTTGTAGTTGGAAAGGATTTATCTTCCGTATTCTATAAATCCCTATTCGATAAAGCCAATATTATGGTAATTGATGTACCAAAGATAGATGAGATTCTTTATGTATTCATGGCTAGTGACATATTGAAGAATGTAAACTATAAGTTAGTACATAAACAAGCTAAGTTAATTCTTAAAAACCGGTAACCTATGAAGAAGCATACCCCATACTCATATTGTATATTTTACCTTGAAAGGAAGTACTGTGATAAAATCAATAAAGAACTCAAAGAAAAGGGGTATGACCAAATCAAGGCAATTATTCCTATGGTAAACGTATTAAGAAAAACCACAAAGGGTAAGATGGTATTCGAAGAAGTACCAGTATTATTCAATTATGGTTTTATGAGAATGCCCACTAAATTAGCATTCTCAAGGCCCTTTCTTAATAAGTTACGTAGGGATATATCTGGTATCAGAACTTGGTTACGTAATACCGAGACAATGCACCCAAGAAAGAAAAAGGTAAGGATTGACAATGCAGAAGACTTTGATGATTTCTCTTTAGTGGCTACTTGTAGTAGAAAAGAAGTAAGGCGATTTAAACGTATTGCTAGAGAGAATAAGAAGTTTTCAGTAGATGATTTAGTCAATGTAAAGCCTGGAGATTACTTAGTATTACGGGGTTATCCTTATGAGGGAGTAGATGCTACAGTATTAGAGGTTGACCATCTTTGTAAAAGAGTAAAAGTTCTTATATACCCTGAAATGGGAAGAATGGAAGTATGGTTACCTTTTGACAACGTTATCTATAGTGTATATTTAAATCATGATCCAGATAAGCTTTATGCTAATTCTGGGGAATATGACCCTAATCAGATAACCAATGAAGCAATTGATAGTATAATGAGATATAGGAGAATTTAATGTTATGAACGAAGCTCAACAAAAAGCCTGGAGTTGTTTAATTGATAAAGAACAACAATCATTATTCCTTCAACTATCAGAAAGTAAATCTTCATGGGAAGCTGGTGAAATTTTAAAGTTATCTCATTACAAGTATCTTGAAATCCGGGAACGGTCAGAGAAATTCTTTAGGCTATTCTCGGATTTTTTTGAGAAACACACTTCTATTTTTCGACCAGATTGCCCCTGTGAGAGGAATTTCCAAGATTATATGGAGGGATGTTTAGAGAAACGATTAAAAAGAAAAGAAGCAAGCTTATTCACAGGAGACTCGGCTCAATTACTCCCAAAGGTAAACTCTAAAAATATAGAGAGAAACATGAAGAGGTTAAAGGAGTCTGAGGATGAATGGGACATAGACACTCTAAGATTAATTCTTGAATTTGATAGGTGGAATAACTTTAGAATACTTCCAAGGATGCTACAACAGCCTTCTGCATTTAAAAGACGGTCGAATAAAAAAGATAAGATATACATCAAATATCTACTTAATAGGGTACCGGATTGGATGCACACTAAACTCAAGGAAAGGTTTAGGTATAAAGTAAAACCAGGAAAGAAAAAGTATTGGGTAGCTTTAATATCTGAGGACCTATATACCGATGGTTATCTATTGTTACCAGTAAGACCTTTGGATGAAGTAGTAGATGAATTTAGTAGATTCTACATGTATGTATTTAAAACTAAAGATGATGCTGATACCTTTGGTTTTATGGTATCTAAGTTCATGATTAAAACCGAATCTGTTAAGCTTGGACAAAGATTCTGGCCAGAGTACCGTTGCTGTGTGGAAAAAGCAGTAAACTATAATCAAGTGAACAACATAGAATTCAATATTAAGAAATTGGATATGGCTTATAACACACATATCAAGAGAAAGCATAAAAAACCTAAATCCACTGCTGCGAACCGAGCAAAAACCTCGGATTTTTATAAAAATAAATAGAGAAATAAGATAAGATTAAATTATTTATTCTTATATTTGCAAAGAAAATAAATGAATATTTAAAAATATTGATGATATGGCAAAAAAGAGTAGAAAAGACATGAAAGCCCCATCCAAGGAGAAATCAAATTTCCTTGGTGCTTCTGGGAGAAATATGACTTATAAGGATTTAAAGAGAAAGGCTATCATATTAGGGATGCCTTTCCCTGATGCTTGTTCTGCTGGGGTATTTGACTTATTACATTATATCAATGTATCAGAAGAAAAGCCCGATAAATCGTTAATTGATAAATATGACGATTGGATGGATAAGCAATTAGAAAATATTGGGTATTCGAAAGATGACCCATTAAGAAATTCTCGATTAAGGCTTGGATTTCTCGGAGAAGAAGGGGAAAATGGGCAAAGAAGAACCAAACGAGTTCCTGGGATAAAGAAACCTCGAGAAAAGAAACCACCAAGAGAGAGGGATGAATTTAATCTTATCAAGGGTACAAAGAAATCTTATGTATTCGAATTAACTGCAAAAGGTTTTGAACTTGATAGAGTTATTCGGAGAATGAAAAAGAAATTCCCCGAAGCAAATGAGAAATCTATCAATCTTTGGTATAGAATGGCAAAGAGGAATATAAATGGTAAAACTAAAGGAAAGTAACAACGGACCCATACGACCAGATAGATATTATATATGGACTTGGAGACCAGATACTACCAATAAGATTGTTACTGAAAAGAAATTATATAGGAAACATCTAACCGGTATACCATACTTTACTAGACACCAAGTAAAGGTTACCTTAGTTTATCTTTATGGTGTAGATGTTCTTCAGTATATCCATATAATATCTGGGAGGAAACTTATAAAACAAGGCATTAGAGAATTATCCGATATGAATGGTAAACTTCTTAAAAAGGGTAGTACTAAATTCTGGTTTAAGGGTAAATTCGTAAAAGCAAGGAAGTTCATAATGCCCGATGAATATCACATAGATAAACACCGACGAAGAAGATTTATGGTACAAATGCACCGAGTCTTTAAGTCTAAAGGAAAAAAGGAATTCAATGAAAGGTACTCAATCAAACTCTATGGACAACGGCAAGGCATATCTCCCAAGTATACAAGGCAAAAGAGATTACAAATCAATCTTGCTATCCTACAGGATTTACAACAGGCTGAGTCAAGAGGAGAAAAATAAATTCAATCTGTTATTCTTGCAGTATCCTCCATTGGTAAGTTCATTGGCTTTATATTTAAGAAAGAAGATGAACATCCCAATACAAAAGGTACTATTTATCAAAGCACAAAGGGATATGCTTGAAATATTCGATGAGGCATCACTTAAATTTTTAGGGTATTTGCCTAAAGAAAGGTTTATTAAGAAGTCTCTATTATTTCAAGGGTTTGTTCCATTAGAGAGTATTAAACTTAGAAGGTCTTATGCTTATATAATGACAAATAGGGTGATAGAAAATAAAATATGGGTCTACCCAATTCGATTATCCGATAACTATAAAACAATGATAAAAGGGAAATACAAATCCTATACCGAAGTATTTGGGAAGGTGGGTATTCCTGGGATAACTAAAATTAAATATAGCAATGAATAATAACGAAGGTTTTAAAATCACAGCACATCAACCAGCAAACCCATTTGCAGGTAAGAAGTTTAAGATAGTCACTTATCAAGGTGACAAGGAACTTGCCTCTCAGGCAATAACAATTGAATCTCAATTAGAATTAAAGACAACTCTAGATGAGATAAAACAATTCAATATTGCTCAGGAGGAATTATTAAAATCTGGGTATACTCAGAAATCCATACTGGTAAAGAAACTTATAACAGAGTGATATAAATAAATTATTAACCAACTTAAACATTACGAAAATGGCTAAGAAGAAAAAAGAAGTGGAACTGAAAGAAGTTTCCAGAACAGAAATCAATGGTGCAATCATCATTAAGTACGAAGACGGTTCAGTAAAGATTATCCCTGCTCCTATCATGCTTTCTGCCGAAGAAGCCGAAGACCTTTTTGGTTCTGAATCCGATGACGAGGAAGAAGAAGAGGAAGAATCAGACGATGATGACGAGGAAGAAGAAGAGGAAGAATCAGACGATGATGACGAGGAAGAAGAAGAGGATGATGATGATGATGATGATGATTCCGAAGAGGAAGAAGAAGAAGAGGAAGAACTGACCGGTGAAGAACTTGCCGAAATGGACTTCGAAGAACTTGAGGATGTCTGCGACGACAAAGACCTTGAAACTGACCCAGACGATTATGATGAAGACGACATCGAAAAACTCCGTAAAGCAATTGCCAAAGAACTCGGTCTCAAATTGCCGGCAAAGAAAGAAGCCAAAGGTAATGGCAAGAAAGGGAAAAAGTAATCTGGTAACCGTATTCAAGATTTAAAAGAAGGTAGGGAAATTTCCCTACCTTTACTATCAACTATTAATAAACGTAGAAGTTTACTTATAATAACCATTAACTTATAAAACATTAAAAATTATGGCAACAAAGAAATCAGACTCAAAGAAGAAAGGGGATAAGGAAAAAGACCCCGAAAAAGAAGCTAAACGTAAAGCTCGTCAAGAGGCACTTAAGAATCGGCCGGCTGAACAACGCCCTAACAGCAAGCAAATCGACGTTATTGCCATTAACGACAAATCCAAGGTAATGAACTTTGGTTATGCCGTTAAGAACAAGGAAGGCTATCAGGGTGTAGTGGTTACTTCTGTATTGGTTACGGATGGCAAACCGGTATCAACTTCAGTTTCATTCGTTCCGGGAACTCTTACCGTTAAGTCTAAGAAAGGACATGGCGTTATTTGTTCTCCGAAAAACAAAAAGGATAAGGAAGAAGAAGAGGAAGAATCAGAAGATTAAACTCTAACTTACTAACTACTATCCCATATGTCTGCTATATAAATTTAGAGTTTAAGTTCATATGAATAACATCTACACTTAGGACGTTGTTCAGCCAAAAGCTCATTGCCTGCGAAGGTAGTGGGCTTTAATTTTTTATACCCATGGAAGAAGAGAAATTAGCAATTCGAAAGAACATTCGAATACTTGCATTGGATAATCTAATAAATACTTATACTGATGCACTAGAAGATAAAGAATTAAACCTGGGACCAGATGAAAGGGAACTTGCCATCAATATAATAAATGAGGCAAGAGAAATGCTATCAGAAGAAACTCAGGAAGTATCTAACCAAGTAATGCAAAGACCCAAATGGAAAAAGACTTAAGATTATTAGTGGGAAACATTAATCAAACTCTCAGAGAATTAGATTATGTTTCGTACCTTAAAAAGGTAGCTCTTAGTAAGGGTAAGAAAGGCGAATACCAATCCCATAGGTTGAAGAGTAATTATCTGAAAAGAAAACTCATATCTCTTAAAGGAGCCCTGAATAAAAAACTTCATGGGACTTATATTGTTGCCCAATTTAATTTTATAAGGGGGGAACAGAAAGAAACTTTTGAACAAACTTTTACGGACTTATCTCAGAAAGAGGTAGAAGATATACTTCAACTCGAGGCAGTTTTAAAACAATGCAGTTTAGAAATCCTAGAAATTAAAGAAATCCCAACCCAAATTAGGAAGGTATAACTATGGTATTATGTAAATAGGAAATTCAATTATTCACCTAATATAAATGAAAATGGCTAAGAAAACAGAAAAGAAGAGTAAATCGGAATCCAAGACTCCGGAACTCACAAAGGCTAAGAAAGCTTTGGATGCTTACCTTAAAGAGAACAAGTTGGACCCTACTAAGGATTGGACCAAAGACAAGAAACATGGTAAAAAGGTTACCGAACTTGTAAACAAGCTCAATAAGGAAAGAGACAAAGTTGCTGCTGCCTATCCTGAAGCTGACCAAGAGAACAACAAGAAATTGGTAAAACTCCAGGAAAAAGAGAAGAAGGAAAAAGCTGAGAAGAAGGCTGCCAAAGAGAAAAAGGAAAAGAAAGGAAATGGTGGTAGAACAGCTATCAAATACGATTATCCTCTCATAGATGGCAGAGAAATGACTTCTGCCGAGAAGAAGAAATACCGTATGGAACAGAGAAAACTTGCTTCAGGTAAGGCTCCCAAGGAGGAAAAGGAAACTAAGAAAAAGAAGGAAGAAAAGGTAAAAGAAAAACCGGCTTCCGATAAGAAGGATAAGAAGGCCAAAGACAAGAAGAAAAAGAAGGCCGCTAAAGAAGAAGATTAATAAGAGCACTTTTTACTTTTACTTATCATATTTTTGAGTATTCGTTAATAATGGTAGAAGGCCTGGCAATATAAAAATTGTTCAGGCCTTTTATTTTCTAATTAAGTCGAAAATGGAACAAGAAGTATATAAACCAAAACTTAGAATCACTACACTATCAGAGAATGGTACCACCTTATCTGATAGGTTGGTAGATGCCTATACCGAGATGAATTCAGGTCCAAAGGTACAGCATAACGGTCCCATAAGAGTAGAAGTAACTCTTACTAATAAACAAGATATTGATAACTTCAAAGAATACTTAGATAGGTTATCTGGTACATTGCCTGCTAAGGCACCTAATGTTGGCAGAGGAAGACCTGCAGGGTCTACAACTAAGGAATTGGAATCACCAAGGGAGGACATTCTTGCAGATGTAGAGAAAATGATTGAAGAGGGTAAAAGCCAACAAGATATCATTAAATATCTTAGGGGATTGGGATTTGTATTTATCCTTACTGAAGATTTTCTATTTCACTTTCCTGGATTTGAGTTTAATAAAAAAGATGTTGGAGAAGCAACCGACAATAATCAATATCCCAATTCATTCTCCTGGATGGCAAGATGTATCAAACGTGCCAAAGATCCAAAGGCCGATAAATTCGACCCCATGATCATCTTTGGTTTTAGCATCCTTGGGGGACCCTCGAAAAAGATTATCCCATATCTCTATAAGGAAAGGAAGAAACCATTAAGGGCCCAAGTTGGTAAAAACGTAATCTCCTTCTCTCAGGCAGAATTCACTAAACTTCCCAAGTATATGAGGGAAGATGAACGTATTAAGTTCTCTACAGAGCAAAGACAATTACTTCTCAATCCAGAAAAGAAGCCTTCTAAATTCTTTATGCGATGGGTAGATGATGCTATCTTCCCCGACTCAATCAAGGAAAAGATAGAGGAAATCAAGAACCGCTAACACTTACCTCCGTATTTATTAAAAGAGTATTTTATATAAAATAATTTTAGTATATTTGCATAGAGAAAATTTAATTATGGACAAGGAAACAAAAGACATCGTAAAGCTCATTGCTGGTATTCAGATTGAATCACTCAACTCAATCAAAGAGGATGTTAAAAATGGGAATGATATTGCCCAAGACTTAATCAAAAAACTCCTTCAGATTGAGGATGACGAAATAATTCGAGCACTAGATGAGCACATTGAATTATACGTGGAAATCGAGAATACTCCTCAAATGATAAATATGCTAAGTGAATACCAAATGCTGGTATGCTCACATATATTATTCAGAATGGAAGATGAATGGGTACACACTAATTCTCAGGGAGTACTTGGTACTTGGGCAATATTCCAGAGGGCAAATCTCAAATTCCACCCAGAACTAACACTTTTAAAATTTTAATATAGACATGGAAAAGAACGAATACTTAGAATCAGTAGAAATAAACACCGGAGTCGAAATGATTCCTTGCGAATCCTCTAATATTGAGGGCTTTGGTTATGACTCAAAGAAAAAACAACTTTGGGTTGCTTTTAAAGGTAATCGAGTTTATCGCTATGATGATGTACCTTATGAAATCTGCAATGGTTTACATCAAGCAGAATCAAAAGGTAAATACCTTGCAAAGAACATTAAAAATAAATTCGAAACTACAGGTTATGAACTCCGGAACTAAAATAACTAAGGGTTTATTAATTGCCATAGGAGCAATGCTACTTTACTTAGGGAGTAAGAATAATGCCCCCATAGAGGAAGTGAGCATTGCTCCTTCTCGTTTAGAAAGTCCCTTGACCAGGTTACATTATCTTTCAGATAGCATGGGTATTAAACCAAAAGAAAGGGAGCAAAAGAAACAATGGTATAAATATAGGGTAGAAATAGAAACTATTCCAGAAAATCAAATCTATAAGATTGAGAAATCTGGATACCAGCAATATGAAGTTTCTAGATTGGGTGAAACTTATTCTTATGTAACCTACGAATTTACCTCAGATAAGGTAATGACTACTCAAGAAGCCTATGACTTCGTAAAGAAATATCCTGAAAGATGTACAAGGGTACCCAATACATCACAAGATAACATTTACGATAAATATAACGAGGATTATGAAGATTACATAAATGATCCAGAGGATGAAATTAACTATCCTCCAGAAATCTTCGACTTCCTATCCGATTAACCCGAGCAAATAGAAAATAATTCAAATAAAATTTTTCTATTTAAAATAAAGTTCTTATATTTGTATCAGAAAAAGAAATTAGTCATTTTACTAACATTTTAAATATAGACGTTATGAAAAAGAATGAAACAAAGGTTACTAACCTGGTTGCAACTAAGGTTGCCGAACAACTTGAAGGAATCAAAAATTCCAAGACTAAAACTTCTAAGGCTTCTACTCCTAAGGCCCAAAAGACTAAAAAGGAATTGGTACAAGATGCTCAAGAAGCTGCCACTAATTTTGCCAATGCCAAATTGGTAGAACTCTCTCCCAAAACCAAAACTTCCAAAAAGGAACAGGTTGTCAAGGAAGTTAAGGAACAACAAAAACCATCCATCATCGAACAGGTAATTTCTAATCGGGAAGTTAAATACGTATACCCTGCCGATGTAGTTGATACTCTTGCTCGGAAGAAATGGAGACAACAAACTCGAAACGAACTCCATCGATTGGAACTTGCAATGGCTCGTATCAAAGATACAAACTCTAAGGAATTCAAGGCTGCTGCTAAAGCATACGAGGACTTTAGAAAGAAAGTCCTCAAACCAGAACAAGTTGCATAAACCTTTATTAACCAGGTGCCCGGGATAATTACCTGGGCATCTCAATTCATACAAAATGACTTACACTATCTTCTCTGATAAAGAGATGCTTAAGCAGGACAAAGAATTGGTAGAATTACATAAACGATGTTGTAAGTCCTATCTAATCCAACATTCACTTAAGCACTCCAAGATTAAGAAGTTCTTTATCGTTTACGATTGGTATATAAATACCGATAACGTAAGGAATTTCTTTTTCAGGCCTATAAACCTTTTCATTCAGGCATTGCTTTTAGGGCAACTTGATGAAATATCCGATTACATTAATCCTAACAAAAATGGAAAACGAAAAAAGAAACGAACCAGAAAAGTATAACGTACTTTATTGCAAAGGTAAATATCAGTACAAATCTAAATATCCCCAAATAGAAACTAAACATAAGGTTATCTATGCAGGGCCAGTAGAACCAATGGCACCCATCTGGGATAATGTATCAGATATATTAAGGAAATCTGATAGAATTTGTACTGAATCTCGAAGAGAATTAAAGAAGTTAGAGGAACGTTCACAGAATAACCTTTACTTCAAGAAAAATGGTATTACTCATATAATCGTATACAAATGTTTAGAGAAATAGTTAAAGACCTATATATAGGCAAATCTAAGTTAACCCTAGAATGTAACCAAAAGGAAATACCCCAAACTACTCTGGTTCAGGACGTATTACAGAATACTGGATTTACGGGTAATATGCCCGACTACGGTACCTATGGTAATTTCAAGGATGGGAAATTTGAGATTACTCCAATGATGCCTAAGCATTGCTTATTTATTACTGGAGTACCCAAAGGGGCAATCCTTGATAATTTCCGAGTTAGAAGAACCTATTGGTCCTCTTATTATGAGGATGATGTAAGAGGGTACTTATTTCAGATTACAGATGAAAGTATACCTCGTTTAATAATCACAAACTAAATCTATATGGAAGCAATCGATTACGTAAAATTATTTAAACTCGACCAAGAGAATTATGACTTTAAAAGGGAAGAGTTTATATCCGAATTAGGTAAAGAATTTCTAGATTATTGCCAAACTACCACAATTGGGATAGATAAAAAGACTGGCAATATATACTACTACCGATTTAGGGAAATAGTTAAGAATTTCGAAACTAAATTCTGGGCAATCTCAGAACTTAAAATAGGAGAACCATTAACCCAGAAATTATGGAATGCCTTTTTCGCTACTCAGGTAGTTCCCCTAAGGCAAAGGTTATTCCCAAAGGTTCAGAAATTAATCGAAGAGCAAAAGGGGATAACCAATAACCGTAGTAAACAAGACAAAAAACCTACGAACCATAAAAAGGCAAACTATGGCAAGGGAAATCACAGACCTGCATGGGAATAAATTTAAGGTAGGGGATTATAAGCTTTGCCTTAATATCCCCATCACTGGGAAAGGTAATTTAGTATTCACCAGGGACCTAATCTCTGGTGAAGCTTTTAATTTATCAGTAAGTAAGAAAAAATATAAGGGATATTTCTATAACCTATCTTTGAATCTGTATGTAAGGTTCGATTTAGAGTATATGGGTTATGATGAAAGTTCCGATATCCGAAAATCTCATTTGTATGTCAGAAAAAGAAAGTAAGATAGTAAGGTTCCCAAGACCCATGGGAACTACAGCTATGGCATTAGAATATCAAAAGAATCCTGATGATAGTCTTTTGATGAAGATACATAATTACATTATCAATCAATGGCTGATGGGTAATGGTGTATTATGTGGTATTACCTATGATATTAATACCTTCTCATATCGTATGGGCATAGATATTAATTACATACGTGTATTTATGAGGGATAGGCTATTAAGCTCTAGAATATGGGATAAAGATAAGGCAGAAGATTTATTGCAAGCTTTAATGGGAGAACAACTAGCATGGGCCTTGGAAGATCGTATGGAGATAGCCCATCAGGTTAACATCTTGAGAGAGTCTCAGGGTGGAAAATATGTACCTTTCATATCTTCTGAATTAGGAAAAGCACTTAAATTAAAACTTGAATCTTCTACTTCACTTCAATCAATTGTACGTAATCTTACTGGAGGGAGCACTACTAATATATTTGCTCAATTTAATCAACAGAACAATGTGACTCAGCAAAATGCTATCACAGTTGAAGAAGCCCGTCAAATTGTATTGGAATCCCAAAGGGTAATGGATAAAACCGAAGAAGCTAAACTGTTAGAGTCAAGATATGACCTCAGTAGTTTACCAGAAGTTGTTGCTACTAAACAAGAGGGAGTAGATACCAGTAAGGAGGGGCTTAACTTGAATAAAGCCGAGCTAATGCAAATCACGGATGACTATAAGGGAGCAATGGCTTCATTTTCAAAGGAACATCATGAATTGAGAAGAGAAATAGAGATGAATATAGACCCAGATGAAGAAGACCCAGAGTTATATCAATATGAAGACTTCGGGGAAGAAGAAAAAGAAGATGGCTCATTTGCATCTCAATTCCTCCGAAATAGTAAGCTCCCATAGTTATATCAGGATATTGCATATTTAAAAAGAAAGAATTATATTTGCATATCAATTTAAAAATAGACAAAAATATGAAAAACCTTGAACAATTAATGGCATCTTTCCTTTGTAGGAAAGATTTTCTAGACCCAGAGGGAACTAAATCTGGAGGAGTTCCTCATATTCAATTATCTGAATCTATTAAAATAAGGCTGTTTGATGACCTTTATCAATTGGATGCTTTTTATTTAGCTGCTAATAATCGGGTACACTTACTTATGACTAATCCTCAAGGAGAAGTAGTAAATGTAACCTTTTCTACTTTTATGAATATTTTTCCTAATACAAAGGAAAGTCCAGAAAAATACATATATGAAGCTTTAAGTCAAATAATCTTGAGGAAAATGGGAATACAGAAAGACTACAAGAAAACTAAGGTTAATAAGATTAATCAAGGTACTTACTTTAAATTAAAACCCACCGATACTGCACCAGTATGGGTAAGAGACCATTTTGATAGAGCTACTCAAACTTATGCCTGTCATAAATATGAAGACTCAAATCATGAGACATTCTTAAAGGGAAATCGAGACATATACATTAACTTTACATTTTAATCACATGAGCTTATTTAAACGAAAAAGATGTTGCCAGGAACTCATTGCTATTAAGGATGGTAACTTGGTATTCAATTTAAACAATCGGCATATTAATACAGTTTATCATACTCTACTAGCAATGATGAGGAGATCTGGAATATTCGATGAAAACTTATATTTTGGCCTATATAAAGAATACCAAAAACATTACGTTGTATATGATGTAGTACCTTCCCTACTACAATATAAGGTACCACTAATATTCTCGGGTAGATTTCCTGGAATCATCTTTGATAACCAGTTTACATTTGAAGAATTAGTACCTAATGCTTTAGTATATCACCAATTGCCAGATAAGTTCAAGTTACCCGAAAACTTAGAGAAAATCCTTTTGGAAGTAAGAAAAAGGGTATCTACTTATATAGACACCGAGGGTATATCGGATAATGGCTACAGGGACTTAATTCGAATGAACTTCGTAAAACAGTGGGAAGTATTCAAAAAAGATCCTTCACTTATAGATTGCTATATGGATGCTCAATTGGGCATGCTATATATGTGGGCTAGAGTAGAAAATAAAACAATCGTAAAGAATATAATCGAAAGAACTCAAGATGAACTAGCTTAAGAGTTCTTATCTAAATATCAACAAAATGGAGAATAAAGAGAAATTTGCTTTCCGAAAGGTTAAAATGTCGGAAGGTGTAGAGGTAGAATTTATTAAATTGCTTATCTCATTAGAGACTAAAAGTGATGAAGATATTATTAAAGCTTTTAAAGCTCAATTATCTTCTGGAGTATTAACTTGTCATGCAGAAATGTTATCTAGAACACCAAATCAGATAATATTTCAAACATCTCAATTCAGTAAACCCTATAACTTTTACAAAAACTGGGAATTATGGGTATTCTCTAATATCCTGGGTGTATGGACTCTAAATAGGTTTAGGATATGATTACAATGAAAAACCTCCAAGTAGAGGATATAAAAGATGAATGGTTATATAATGCCTTAACACAGGGCATCAAGGAATGTATAACTGCTCCAGTCCTAACTTTGGACCCAACAAAACCAGAACCCATTAAGAGGGCAGAAATGATATTAGAGAATTTCTCTCAGGAGGATTCTCCAGTAGTAGCTACTGTAATTGCTCCAGGCAATTTCATACAGATGATATTACCGAAACATGAGATACTTCTATCGGTAATGTTTATCTATAAAGAGAGAAATACCTATGTACAACTCATAATACAAAAACTTGCTTATGAACGAGAAAAGACTACCACCAAGACTAATGGTTCTGCTAGTGGTACTGAAGGGTGAAAAGGTATATAAAATACCTCTCGAATCAGGAATAAAATTGGACCATCTAAAAGATTTCAATACACTAAGAAGAATCCTTACTCCTTTAGTACAACTATATCATGGAGTAGGTTTTGATACTAGACTTACTTATGATGAGTTTAGTATCTTCTTTAATGACCTACAACATTTGGGATATGAACAGTTAGATGAGTATTACTCGGGTATACAAGAATTAGTAGAAGCAAAACCCATTACTGAGAATGACCAAGATGTTGAGAAAATACGAAAAGGGTTACTTATTTCTCTTAAATCTCAGGAGTTATCAGAGGTATTAGCTACTAAACTAAAGCAAGCCATACATGAAGTATTTGAAAACGAAAAGAAGAAAGGTGGACTAATGGACAAGGAACCCTCTTTAGAACCTATGGAGAGTTCAATTATAAGAGAGGCTTTATATTTGCTTACTCCACAATTACCCTAATAATTGAAAGGCAGTCTAATCCACTGCCTTTCTTAGCGTATACACATCCTCAGCCTCCTTAAAAATAAAATAGATATATTTTTCTATAAAAATAAAAATGCTTATATTTGCATATCAATTTAAAAATAGACAAAAATATGAAAACGAACTCAGTAACTTACAATCAGGCAGACGAACTAACTAAGGTAGTTCGCAATTTCTTCGAAAAGAAATCTACATTTGAACTTGACTCTGATGAACAGGGTAATCTTTTTAATTTCCTAATGGGACTCTTAATCAAACTAGAGGATGATTACAAACTCAATTGCTTGGATATAAACCAGGTACAAATTCATGATACTACCTATTATTCTTTCATTTTCGAATCAATAATAACTGCCGATACTAATCCCTATAAGGGACAATTAGCCTCGGCAGCAGTTCAATTCATGAACGAATTCACAGATAACGATGGGATGTTCATATCATTCAACCAACTCGATAGAAACGACTGGATTTTCCAACTTAATTTCTCAATCGCATGACAAAGTATAACGTTAGTCCATTAGTTGCTCGGGAGATAGAATTCTCCACGGGCACTATCTTTGGTGGTAGTTGGTGCCGATACTTTATTTCAATTACCCTACATCAATGCTATATAGAAGCAACATGGAAAACCCGTCCTAAAAATGATTTAGACGGGAACAAAGAAATCTTTAACTCTTTACAGGAGTATCTAGATTGGTTTGCTAATCTTAAGAAAACTTACGGAATGAGAATATCCCGTAAACAAATGGTATATGCTGCATACGATGAAACAACACGTACCTTCAGTTACAAACCCTACGAGAATTGGGCTACAAGACGTTCTAAAGAGAAATTAAATAAGCCCAAGGAACCATTATTGGCCGATGAATTATATTAACAAAATCTTCTGGGAGGCACTCAAAACACCTCCCAGAACCTCCCTATTTATAAAAATAAAAGTAATTATAGAAACAAGTTTAGAAATAATTTTGTATATTTGCAGTGAGAAATATTTCTCAAATAATTTTAAATATAGACGTTATGAAAGAATTAAAAAATTTAGAGGCCATCCGGGAACTGCTTGCTTCTCATCCCATTTATACTTATGATTACTCAGATGGTCTTCTCATTAACAAGGAAGATACCAATATCCAGGTTTATTCAATCGACTTAGGAGATGATCCCTTTGCTGCTTATATCTCAGGATATATCATCACATATGCTTCAGAGGAAGTTCTCTTCGAAAATCTCCGGGAAAACATTATTTCTCACATGGATCTAACAAAGGGTGCTGACGACCAATACTATGATTATTCTCCTTCACAGGTAGAAGCTATCATATTTGGTATTCCTCAATTAACTCCAGAACATCAGGATTACATAATTACTGGACTCAAAAAACATCTCCGGGAATTCATCCAGGACGAGGAACAAGATGAGGACATGATATATCAATATACGGCAACATATAATGCTCTCGAAAAATGGGAATCCGACAAAAGAGAAACCCAACTCTTTGATTCCCTGGCTGCATCAGAACTAATTAGACAACTTAATAAATAATCACTATGGTAAACTTATATAAACTTTTAAACGTACTGGAACAGGGCATGTCCTTGTTCCAACTCAATAAATGGAAAACCGAAGGCATCTGGTATCCTATTACTCAATACAAAAAGGAATCCGACGAAATCCAGGTAGTAACCAATTTATTTATTCCGGAACAAAAGGAATATCACATTCAACTTTCTGGAAATTATCCCGAAGAATCAGAAGCCTGGGACAAGTTTCTAGAGGAAAACCAATGGAAAATCTACCCATTACTTGCAAACATAATGCAAGTCTTCTTGCCCACAGGGAACTACCAATTATTTTATACTCAATATCCACAAGGATTCATATCCATAATCGCTAAGCCCTATGATAAGTAAAGAACTCAAATCACAATTAAGTATTCTCAAGGAAACTAACCCAGAATATATTCAAACCCTAAAGGATGCCGTAACGGCATCCTATAAGGCAGAACTTCAGGCAATCAAACCCAGTTCTACCGAAGAAGAGGAACAACTCAATATCGAACTCAAGGACATAGTATTAAAAATACTATTTGGGCCTTTCTATAACTATTTCGTATCAGAATACGTAGTATCAGATACTATATGGGAAGAACAGGATAAACTAATCGAGGACTTATATTATTACTTCAAATCATGACACCGTATATTCAACAACAACTTAAAAAGCTATGCGATAATTCAAATTGGTATGACGATATGCTCATCTCATGGGATAAAAACCCAAGAAATCAAAGGGAAGCTATTTATAACTACCTTTCTCATGTACAACTAAATGGGTTACTAGAAAACACTCAGATAGTTTTTACATTCATAGATGGCGACATGAAACCAGCTTTCTATTTCGAAATTCCCAGAGATACCAATCGATATCTTATACTGGGAATCCTCGATGAAGCAGGTTATTCTCATTGCTGCCTATTAGGCCAACCAAAACAAATGTTTAACCCTCAACTCAATTAACATCATGAAACCAACAATAACAGTAAACCAATATCCAATCGGATGGGAATGGCTAGACAGAGTACCTCTAGAGGACTTTACTTGGCTTATAGAAATATTCTCTACCATGACCGATAACACTGATACTTATGACTTTGCTACCTTCGATAAGGAAGCAACCAATGGAGAACCTCCCTATCCTGTAATCGAAATCAATAGGAAAGGCTTAGCTAACTTCCTAAACGATGACCAAGGCTATAAATCAGGGATATCCATGTACGGTCACTACATAGCATGTAAATGCTTAGACATATCCTCAGAAAGAGAATACATGAATCAGTATACCGATATAAGAATCCTAACCAATGAGATAGAGCCATGCTAACAAAAGGGAAATTCCTGGTATCTTTCGAGGTACCAGGTCACACTAAAGAATACACAGAGGGATTCACAGAGGAAATGGTAATCCCATACAGAACCGAGGAACTTAACCCATACCTAAGGTACCCCAACCAAGAGATAAACAACAACCACCTCCACTCCGAACACATAAGATTACAGATAAGAGAAATATTACAAATCCCACTAAGCGATATAACCATAATCGATATAATATCACTACCATGAATATCCTCTATCACATACTAAGGGGAATCCTATCCCTAATCACCATCCTAATCCTCATACGAAATGAAGAAATATACCAAGCCCACAAGCACTCCCACCCAACAAACAAAATAAGATACCTCTTATCACAAAGCCTAACCCTAAGCCTATATACCCTATCACTAATATCACTATCCTACCTATATAGGTACCTAACCATACACCTATAACCAATACTACCCCACCCAACAAAACAAAATAACAAAATTATATAGAGCCTAACTAAGGTACATATAATAAATACCCAATACATATACTCCTTACTATATTACATATCAATCATATAATACATAATCAATATATCCCAATACATATCAAGGTACCTCGCCGGGGGTTTTGGGGATTTAGGCAAACAAGGCTAGGCAAACTTACCTTACTATACAAAGCCACTCAACTCACTATATAGCCACTATACCATATAGCTCTACTACACACTTTAAAGGCAAACTCAAAAAGGCCTAAAAAGGCAAATAAATCCGACCATTAATGGCCCCTAAATCCGATTGCCTTGAGTACCCTTTATATGTATTATATTATAGATTGCATTCAAGGTAATTCGAAGGTAGGGGATTATATAATACAGATATGTTATGTAGCTTCTATGTATGTAGGTAGTATAGCTTTAGTACATCGTCGATTAATGGCCATCACAATTTACCTTGATTACCTTCACCAAGTTATTATATTATGTATTATATAATAAGTATTGGGTTGGGGATTAGGTAAATAGGGTATTAGGTTTTAGGGCTAAATGGTTTATAGGATTTAAGGCTTTCATGGGGCATATTTAGGTAATATTCCTAGTAACTCTGTATTTTATTTGCTTAGTATTTATATTAGCATTAACTTTTGTATTCTAGGACAATTTTGTGATTTAGGGGTACCTTGATTACCGAGAGCCATTGGGTATTATATAATATATAAGCAATAAGGTAGGGAAGGTAAATGGCAATCTCCATTCATGGCTCCGAGGATTTAGGTAAATATAATTCAAGGCCCTTAATAACCTACGAAGGCAATCAAGGATAAGGTATTGAACAAACCGCTATCGAATATTATACCTGGGACGAAGAAAAGGATGGTCCTATACCTGGTATAAAACTTTTCAAGGATCTCAATATATACCTTGAACGAGAATTTTGCGAATACTAACACATTGCCCCAGGCCTAACTTAGGTACCTGGGTTTTACTTACGCTAACTTAGTAAGCCATTATAGGCTATCCTAATCTCTATAGGCTTACCATAGTCCATATATGGCCTTATAGAATTAGGACCAAGGGGTTTTATAGAGGGGTATATCCCAAGGGCCTTAATTCTTTATCACCTTAGTCCATTAATGGCCTTATCAATATACAGGTATATAACACACTTCCTAGAGGACAGGCATAGGCCATATAGGAATATCCTTATACATATCATATATGCCCACTACAAGGCGTGCGAAGATTCTCCTTGTGAACCCCAAAAATTAAGTGCAAAAATTAAGTCCTTTTTAGGGTGCAATAAATTTTTGAATTTATAGATTTTTCACAAAAATAATTTTGAAAATAAAAATATTCATTTTCTCAAAAAATTTTCTTGAAAATGTTTGTAGATTAAAATAAAGTCCGTATCTTTGCAATATGAGAAAAACAAAAAGATATTTGAAAGATTTTATTTAAAACTTTTTAAGAAAATAATTTTCTAAAAATTTTGTAGATTAAAAAATAGTTCTTATATTTGCAATACAGAAACGAAATAAATAATACCTTATTAAGATAGTTTAAAAAGTCTTGAAAGTCTATTTGAAAAGGTAATAAAAATAATAAATAATAAAACTTTCAAGCAATTTAATTATGAAAAATCAAATTAACAAAGTGAATGTAGAAAAAGCAATTGTAAACAGCAAAGCAAATAGTTTAATAGCTTTAGACGTTTTAAAATCAGTCAAAGAAAAAAATCAAGGACTTTTTAAAACGGCTTTAGGGACAAAAACAGAAATTTATAAAAAAGAATTGTTTTTGGGAGCAAACGAAAAGCAAATAAAATCTTTGAGAAAAAAATTTAGAAATGTTACTTTCAATTTTCTTTCAACTATTGCAACAAATGCAGATAAAAAACTAATTGACGGATTTATAGACTTTTATAAACAAGTCTATGTTATAAATGATTTTTCTTTTTCTTCAATTGCAAGCGAAAACACAAAAGAAGAAAAGAAAGAGATATTAATAAAAGGGCTTGAGATTATAAAAAAATCAATCAAATAAAGTATTAATCAGATAGGGAATAAAATTTTATTCCCTATCATAAAAATAAAACTATGATATTATTATATGTATTTCTTTCTTTTATAATTTTGCTTTTCGTTTTTCTTTATATAATTACTTTGTTTTTAAATTGGAATAATTTTGTAATTAGTGGAGTAGACGAATACGAAAATTTAGAGAATGTTTATTATATTATTATTGATAAAGAATTTTGTAAAGAAACAAATAAAAAAGGTTTAGATATTAATGTTTATACTTTTATTCTCTTTTGTTTCCAAAATACAGAAATTTGCAGAATTAAAATAATTAGACTATTCTCTAAACAATTTGTAATTAAAGACTAAAGAAAGCGCAAAGGGACAAATAAAAATCTTTGTCCCTTACTTTTTATTTTTAAATGTTAAATTTAACGGAACCGTACTCCCCATTTAGTACCAGGAAATTTTAGGCTTTCGCTATAAGAGGTACCTTGAAGGCAAATACTCATTTTAGTACCACACAAAAATCACTCTTCGTGATAAGGGCATGCCCAGATATCCCACAACCACACATGCTCACATAACACACAAAGAAGCCAGGGATGTTAGGTCTCTGGCAACTAATTAAAGTATAGCACGAATTAAATCCTTAGTCCTATCTTTCCCAAGAACTCCTCGAGTCTTATAACCTTTCTTCTCATAAAAGAAAACATAATACTGTTGAAGATTCCTTAACCACCATCTCTTAACTTCACCATACCCATCAAAGTACCTTTCTATACAATTCATATCCAATTGGGTAATCCATATCTGATACCAAATCCGATTATCCTCTTGGCATTTAAGAATCCTCTTTTCATTATCCTCCCTAATTGTTTATATTGATTATATAATATCATAGACTTCGGATTATCCCTCTGGTAGATTACAATATCAAAGTTCTTTCTATAAACCAAAAACTTATAAAGATATGGAAGAAACATTATTCAAACTAGCACGTGCAATTACAGATACAGGTACAGATACTGTATCTTCAGAGGGTGGTACTATAACCTACCGTATCACTTCCCTCAAAAGGAAACTGGTAAATGGCAAAGTAGTTTCAACCTCTACACCCTCTTGTAGTTTGGGCTCAGCCTCAGTAAGTTGGGCTACTTGGGGAGGAGTTACCGTTGGAGATGGTTACTTAGATGTAAAAATTAACTATTCGGAAAATACTGGGTCCTCAAGGTCTACTACTCTGACATTTGACCAGGATGGATCTGGTAACAAAATCAATCTCACAGTAACTCAAGAGGCTGGTGTAACCTATAGTGGATACATAAAAATGGTTTCAAACTCATTACCTTTAGGTAGTGATAAATATAATACTGCTCAAATCCTTGTGATGGCCTATTTAGAGGGTAGTGATGGGTCTAAAAAGCCAGAAACTCCCCATGTGGGTAATGCTCCCGATTGGTGCTCAGTATCCGTTGCCTCAGTGGGTACTCTTGAGAACCATTACATGGTATCCCTGACCGCTTTATCGAGTAATCAAACTGGAGCTAACCGTTCAGGGTATCTCTTCTTAACCTGTGGGGATGCTAACCTTAGTATACCAGTAACTCAGTTGAAGCCACAAGAGGCAACATTCACTCTCTCTGGATTGCCCACAGGTACAGGCTACTATCTCTTTGGCAGGGGAGCTAGGCCACAGAATACATCATCTTCAGCTCAGACGTATATACAGGGTCTCTCAGCAACTAGTACTACTACTATGAAGATTCCATTCTATGCCAATGACTCAGAACCTGGTTCTCGAATAGAATGTACTACTGGAGATAAAGTAGCTGTATATACTAAATCAGGTGCTACCTGGATATTAAAGGGGTCATTTATAGTACCAAGTGCAGGAGGAACAGTATCAATCTAAAAACATTATACATTATGGAAAATAAAGTTCTTAAATTAGGGGGGGGGAGATCTACCCAAGATGTATATGCAGAAATAAGACAGGGAAGCTCTGAGAGATGGACAATACAATCTCAAAAGCGTAAGTATGTAAATGGCAAATTGTCCGGGGTTATTGAAGTTGGTTATTCTGCTAGCATCAATACCCCGGACTATGTTCTGGAGGAAGACAAAAGTAACAATGGTAATGCTTTTAGTCCTAGCTACAATTTACCAAGTAATTCATACTTTACAACAAAAACAACTGGATTGGGTTCCTATACTCTTACAAAAGTTTCAACTCCCTCTGCTAGCAGTGATACTCCTATACTCTCCAGTAGGTTTAACCCCACTAAAAAATATCCATTAGATTTGAATTTTTATTGGGTAGCTCCAACTTAATACCTGTATTAAGATAATATCCCAATTATAAAAGCAATTACCCAGAATATAAGAGCCAGTGTATATGCAACAGAATATCTATGCCATGGATACCAGCAGGTAATATAAGAATCTACTTTTAGTATTTCTGGATGTTCTTCCTCGTATTTTTTATCCTCTTCTCTAGAACTGTATTTATGAAATACATAGAAAGGTAAGAATACGAGGAAGATTATTAGAGCAACTGGGAACAAGAGTAGGAGAAGAATCTCCCACCCTTGCATTGATGACCCAGCATAATTACCATCTCTGTCAAAAAAGTATCTCATAGTAATTTGTATTTTATGTATCTGATTAATAGATAAATCGGAAATAGAGGTAATACTATCCATACCGAGATGAATAAAACGAGAGAGTGTATTTTGTGAGTATAGGGTAAATAATCCAAACAAACCCTTACAAAAAATACCGTGAATGGCAAACATACCAAGTAAATTATCGCTAATACCGTAGTCATCATTGTTCTTTGAAGTATTTGTTAATAATCTTGGTAAGCTTCTTATCAAATTCAATCATCATATCGGAAGCATCTGTATCTTTTATACTTTTCATTTCCTTGTCAAGGAACTCTATATTTCTCTTAATCGAGAAATAAGCCTTATATGCAAGGTAGGCTTTCTCATGTTCTTCTGTGAGAGGAAGAACATCTCCTTTTTGCCCATCCAACCTTGAATATGTATTATCAGGACCGAGAGTTCTTGCAACTTTTACCCGGTTACTGAGCATTGCAAATCCACCTTTCTTATCGATGGATTCTACTGTTACTTTCTCTGTGATGGGTCTTCCTGATAATACGAAGATAACTTCATCACCTTCTTTGAGCTTTTTAGCTTCTTTCTTTTCTTTTTTCATATCTATTTTATTTAGAAATTTTCTTTATGCAAATATACGAAATTATTCTTTATTTATTGCATTATCTATTTTATTTTTTATAAATTCATAGGCATTGCCCCGGTAATCCTCTAGCATTTTGTATTCCTGTGGAGATAGAAATATTCCGTTTACTTTAAAAGCATCTCTTAGATGCTCCGGTATAGTGCCCTGGTGAGTGATGTTATTATAACGGATGATGAAAAGTTTCTCTTTATCTTCATCTATAACACCAAGAGTGTTGACTGGTTGGAGTTTAGTTTGGTAAATTCCCCCAAAAGCAGAAGGTACCATTAAAATACTTCCCGGTATTCTAGTTATCCAATGGGAATAATCGGGAGTAATTACGGCAATTTTCTTCTCTTTTTCAAGTTCTTTATCATAAGCTAATCGATTAGACCAAAAAGCACATTGAAAACAAATTTGTTTTCTTGCCATAAGTTGGGGAATCTCTCTAGTTTCATCGAATTCCTCTAAATTAATTGGTTTGCCACATATCTGGCATTCATTTTTCTTGCCCATATTGCATTATTTTATAAATTATATATGATAATAGAACCTCGAAACATCCTAAAAATGGGTTATAAGCAATACTTTCGTTACTAATATTGAACCATTAAAACTGATAAGTTATGGATAAACTAACAAATGAAATGATTAAAGACCTTGCTATTCGCTTAGGTCTAGAACCTGCTCTATTGAAAGCTGTTCAATTGGTAGAAGCAGCAGGTAGAGATGGGTTTTTAGCTGATGGTAGGCCTCAAATTCTCTTTGAGGGTCACATTATGTACAAAGAAGTACATAAGAAATCCCCTGACAGAGATTTAGCTTACCTTTGTAAGAGATATTCTACGATTTTCTTCCCTAAATGGGATAAATCTAAGTATTTGGGAGGTGTACACGAGTATAAGAGACTCGAATTAGCCAAAGAAATTGACGAAGAATGTGCATTGAAGTCTGCAAGTTGGGGAATGTTCCAGATTTGTGGGTTCAATCACAACCTCTGTGAATGTAAAGATGTCTTCGAATTCGTTCATAAGATGTCGGAATCTCATGCAAATCAACTAGAACTCATGTATTATTTCATGAAAAACTCTGGTTGTTTGAGTAATCTCAAAGAAAAGGACTGGGCTGGCTTTGCCAGAAAATACAATGGTCCCGGGTATGCCCAGAATGCCTACGACCAAAAACTAAGAAATGCTTACGAAAACTTTAAAGGTAAATTATGAAAAGATGTCATTTTAACAGCTGGGTAGCAAAAGTATTCCTTTTCCCCAGTTACAAGGCAATAACCATGTTGTACAACTCCTTTTTCAAGCATAGAGTAGAGGAGTGTAAACCGGATGATATCAACCATGAGAGAATCCATCAGGTACAACAGATTGAGTGTAGTATAGTCGGTTTGATACTTGGTATCATACTCTGGGTATTATTCGATATATCCTTCTGGTGGGTAGTAGTTCTCTGTTTTGGTCTCTTCTACCTTTGGTATATTATCGAATATCTTCTCATTCTGTGTTTTGCCAAATGGGATAAACAGAATGAAAGGTATCATGATGTAAGTTTTGAAGAAGAAGCTCACAATAATGATAAGTATCTGAGTTACTTGGAAGACCGTAAGCCATTTGCTTGGATTAAGTACATTAAATTGAGAAGCTACAAGAAATGAAAAAATTAAAAGTATTAGGGGTGTCTGCTGGTGCAGGCATCCTTTTGTTCCCTTTTAGAAAGAATTTGATAGCTAATATAGAAACTCGAGGAGTATTTTATACTAAAGGCTTAGAGCAGTGGAAATTGAACTTTGGTGGTATACCATATTATAAAGATGAAACCTTCCCAGATTGTAAGCCAGACATCATACTTTCAAGTCCAGACTGTGGAGCATCTTCTATTATGAGGCTTTCAAAAGTAAAAGAATTGGGCAATCCCCAAGAGAATAAATCCCTGAATCTAGTAATTCAATCAATCTTACATTATAAACCTAAGATATTTCTTATTGAAAACTTACCTCGTTTGCTATCTTTGCTCCCAAAAGAATATCTTCAAAAAACTCTTGAAGACTATAAATTTATTTTTCACGAAAGAAGCGTTTCTGACTACGGTAACTCACAGTTATCACGAAAGAGATTACTTATCATTGGAGTACATAGAAAAACTGGTAAGAAATATTTGAATGCTTTTGATGAAGTATTTCAAGTAAAAACTCCAACAACTACTAGAAATTTACTTAAACCACTCACATTCTCTCAGGAAAATAATACTAACCAGATTCCGTTTATGAGTAAAACTCTGGCAATGTATGACTATCGGAAGCTTCCTGAAAAGAAGAATCTTACAGTAGCAAAGATACATAGACTCTGGGTTAGAGATTTTAAAGATGAAAAGAAGTGGCCTATCAAAACTGCAAAGATGAGTACTCTTCCAGGAGTATATCGATTGGAGTATGATAAACCTCCCTTAACTCTCAGACCTGCAGATAGGCAATTTAGACCTGATGGATATCCTCTGGGAACCGAAGACTTCAAGGCAATTATGGGATTCCCCGATAAATTCGAAATTTACCTTCACAAAAATGGTGATACCTTCGAAGGTGATTTTAAGGATTACCATTATTGGCTTAACAAGGCAAGATATACAATTGCCAAAGGGGCAGTAGGTGAAATAGGTTATTGGTTTAAGGAATGCCTCAAAAAGGCAAATACCAAGAAACCTTGAGTTTCAGCTTTATATATAAAGTCTTATATATAAGTTTCTGGGGTGCCTTGAAATATATAGATATATAATATACTACGTATATATATCTATATATTTATCTGCGTATATATAGCTATTCATATATCATATCGTAAGTAGTATATTTGGATATTATCTCACTTCGTTCGATAAAGGTAATCGCTAAGCGATTACCGAATAGATAGTATCATTAAGCGTGCGAACTTCCTAAAATTTTTGAACATGAAGAATTTAAAGAAGGCCTTGTTTATTGTACTTCTAGGATTTACTATTTACCTTTGCTTCAGGAATTACAAACTTTCTCGAGAGGTTGATTCCTTAGAACTAGCGGTCAATGAAATCCCAGATACAGTATACACAGAGAAACCCTTCAAACCAGAGAAGAAGTACTCAGAAAAAATTGAACCAGGTAAAATCTTAGTTCATGATAATAAGCAGCCAACTCTCTTTCCTGATTCCATGCTAAGGCAGCCAGTTATCAGTAACCAAGATTCCCTGGTTCAAATTGTTTTGAAGAAAGATAAGTTGAACTTAAGTCTGTTCAATAAGGAGACTAACACTTATTCAACTAGACTATTCCCAATCGACTTAGATAAGTACAACTACAACTGGTATGAAGGTCAATTAACTCGAAAGAAAGTTGCAAGGTTATCACTTAGTCCATACGTCTATGGCAAATACAGACCTTTCAATAATCTTTTAGATATGGGAGCTGGTCTTTCAATCAAGACTAAGAGATTTAATTACAAATTCGGAGTCAATACCTTTTACTACCCAAAGATAAAATCTGGTATAGGTACTGACATCGAATTTCAAATAACATATAACTTTTAAGTAATGGCAAAGACTATCTCAGAAACTAGAACTACATTAACTCGGGAGGAGCTATCAAACCTATCCCGAGTTTCTAGTGATGTTTTCTTTTTTAGCCTTTTTTGCTATGTGATACATCCAGTAAGAGGAAAGGTAAGATTCGATTTATACCCATTTCAGAAATCTGTTCTCTACAATTTCATTGCCCAACGATTCAATATCATTCTCAAATTCCGTCAGGCAGGAATTACAGAACTTATTTCAATGTACTGTCTTTGGTTGGCGATGTACCATCCCAACAAAAAGATAAACATTATCTCTATCAAAGACACAACTGCTAAGAAGGTGCTTAAGAAGATTAAGTTCATGTACAAGAATCTTCCATGGTACCTTCAAACTCCCATAATCAATGGTAGAGCTGGAGAATACGGTTCTGCTTCCATGATAGAATTTGATAATGGGTCATTTATTGAATCAATTCCGACATCATCCGAAGCCGGTCGTTCGGAATCCCTTTCTCTTCTGGTAATTGACGAGGCAGCAGTAGTAAGATGGGCTGCTCAAATTTGGGCTGCTGCATTCCCTACTCTTTCCACTGGTGGAGCTGCCATCGTCAATTCCACTCCCTATGGAGTTGGTAATTTCTATCACTCAACTTGGGTAGATGCCATTGCAGGAGGTAATCCTTTTAACCCAATTCGATTATACTGGCAAATGCACCCAGAACGAGATATCAATTGGTATAACCAAATGTCTTCTGCTTTGGGAGCAAAACGAACTGCACAAGAAATTGATGGTGACTTCTTATCATCTGGTAATACAGTCTTCGACTTAGCCGATATTAAAGCTATCGAAGACTGCCTTAGTGATTACCCAGTTATTAAGAAGAGATTTAATGGTCAATACCGACAATTCTGTGAACCCGAATCAGATAAAGAATATTTCATTGGTGCAGACGTTTCAACTGGTAGAGCTTCTGACTACTCTTCATTTACTTGTATGGATAAGCTAGGAGAAGAACAAGTAGTATATAAGGGAAGAATGGCAGTGGGAGCTTATGCTAAGTTACTTGGTGATACTGGGAAGTTGTTTAACTGGGCAGTAATAGCTCCAGAATCCAATGACGTTGGTTTATCAGTAACTTCTAAGCTTCAAGACGAAGGCTACCCTAACCTTTACTACTACCAGAAGATGCTAAAGAAAAAAGGTAAAAGTAGACCTGAAATGGATAAATCCCCTGGTTGGTTAACCACCCAAAAGAATCGTTCAGTGATAATAGAAAACTTGGAAGAAGATATTCGATTAGATCACGTAATCATTAAGGACCCATTCTTTGTACAAGAAGCTTATACCTTCATTTATGATGGTTTAGGTAGACCTGTTGCAATGGGTAAACATAGGGCTAACAATTCAGCTGTAGATGTAGACCTTGAAGGGGATGTATATGCCGATGATGATATCTTTGGAAAAGCAATATGTAATCACATAAGGAAAGGAAAAACTAACGTAATCGTACAACCAAGATGAAAAAGTACTTCAATTTTAGTTGGGGTTGGGGACGTAAGAAGGACCCTCCCAAGAATGGTACATCCTCTAATAAAGAGGAGAAGCCTGCCACATCAATTTCACCTGGTAGGGTTTCAGTTGACGATGATAGCGATAACTTAATTACATCATTACAAGGGTTGACTAAATTAGTTGAACCCTCTTTTCGTGTTGATGTGATACCTTTAATTCGGGATTTATATAAAGTAAATCCAGATATGGGCATCGCATTGCAAGATATGTTTAAGTTAGCTAACACCAGTCATACAGTAACTTTCCCCAATAATACCGATGAAGAGGCTTCAAAGATGCGAGAACATCTTAAGAAAGCCACCAAGGGATGGACCAGATATACTGCTGGTATAGATGGTTTAGTTAATAAAATGATTGTTCAACTTCTTGTAAGTGGGGCAATATCCGTAGAAGGAGTACCAAATGATAAGCTTGATGGTTTGGCTACTGTATTATTCCTTAAGCCAGAACACATCAAGTTTAAACGTGAATTAAATGGGGTGTATGCTCCTTACCAAAAGAATATAAATTTCTTTGTTAAGCAACAAGATTACATTAAGCTTAACCCAGAAACCTACTTCTATGTTGGTATGTTCAATGATACAGATGAACCTTATGGAGTTCCTCCATTTATGCCTGCATTAGATTCTCTCAAAGGACAAAATGATATGAAGATTAACTTCAAACATATCATGGAGATTTGTGGTATGGTTGGTTTCTTAGAAGCTAAGATGCAGAAATCTCCACAAAGACCAAATGAGAGTATAAAAGCTTATGAATCCCGATTATACCATGAACTTAATATCCTTAAACGTAATGTTAAAGAGGGTATGAAGGATGGAGTAGTTGCTGGTTACATAGATGACCATGAATTCAAACTAAATTCTACTACTAAGGAGCTCGGTAATATCGAGAAGCCTTGGAATATGAACCAACAATCTGTAGCAAATGGGTTGGGAGTTAATGGCTCTATCATTGGGGTATCATCTACTACTGGTGAAGGTGCAACTGGTATAATGCTGTCTAAGATGATTAGCCAGTTAAAAAATATCCAAATGCTTGTAGCTTATGTATTAGACCGACTTTATTCTCTAGAACTGCGTCTGGCAGGCTTTAATAATAAGGGAATGAAGATTGATTGGGGAACTTCTACAGTTTCTGATGAAGTTAAAATCCAACAAGGTCTTCAGTATAAGATACAGAACCTTGACTTATTATATAAGGCTGGTATCATTAGTCAAGAGCAATATGCTTGGGCAATGGGTTATGATTCTCCTGATGAGAAAGAACCAAGGGTTTCACTTGAGGACCAATTTGCTAAGGGAGGTAATATAGACCCACAAGAAGGAACTAAGAAGAAACAAAGGCAAGATGATAAAAACCAATCTGCTCGTAGGTCAAGAGATAAGACAAACCCGGCTCCTTCTCGAGGAGACCAAAATACTAAAGCAAGATGAATAAATTTACAAAGAAAAACAAAGAGCATCTTGATTCTATGGTGATAGGTCAAGGCCATACCATTATGGCTGGGTATATCCCAGAAGCAGTGGGAGCCAAGGCTTTCTCAGAGAATTATTATAAATGGAAAAATCCTACACCGGATTCCATTGCTCAATTTGGGTTTTGGGGAGGGGATATAGATTATAATACTTACTATCCCAACCTAGACAAATCGGAACTAACTCCTAAGGACGAAGAGTTTATCGAACCAATGTTCAGATTACTTTCAGAAACGATTGTATCTAAGAATTGGAACCCGACAGACTTTGGTCAGAATGGAGTACTAAAGGCTTCTATGAAGATGTTGCTTGGTCAAACAGTAAACTGTGACCATGAAACCAACATCGGTAATGCTATTGGTGCTGTATCACAAGTAATGTGGCAGGAATCCTATAAAGACGGTAGCTTTACTATACCCGCTGGTATCAACGGTATTCTGAAAATCGATGGTAAGGCAAACCCAAGAATTGCTAGAGGCATCCTTATGGAACCTCCTTCAATTCATAGTAATTCAGTTACTGTACAATTTAAGTGGGATAAATCCCATCCCCAAATGGAAGATAACGAATTTTATCAGAAACTGGGTACTTATGACTCTAAGGGAGTTATGGTACGTAGAATTGTTACTGAAATTGTTCGTTACCTTGAGACCTCACTAGTTTCACATGGTGCTGATTCATTTGCCCAGAAAATTGGTTCGGATGGTAAAATCATTAACCCAACCTTTGCCAAAAGAACTTGGGCATCTTATGAAGAATACAGAGATGATAAATCGAAGCAATACTTCTTTACTGATTATAAATCAGATTTAACATCATATCAAGAAAAGAACGATACTCAGGGTTCTTTTAATGATAATGATGCCAATGATAATCATTCAAATAAAGATAACATGAACGAATTACAAAAATTTCTTGAAAGCCTTTTTGGGGATAATATGCTTACCCTGGAAGAAGGTAAAGAGATGAATCAGGAAAATGTAATTGCCTGCATTCAGACTTTGGTATCATCCAGAAACGAATTGCAAACTTCAGTAGATAATCTTACTACAGAGAAAACTTCTCTTACGGAACAGATTACCAACTTGAATGCCGAAGTAGCTAACTTGAAGGAAATGGCAACCGTAGGAAAGAATCACATTGCTTCTCTACGTGAAAATGCCGTAGAAACCTACAAGAAGTTGATGGGTGATAAGGTAGATGAGACAATCGTTACGATGCTCAATGCCGAGACTACTGGTATTACTACTCTTATTTCCTTGACCAAGGATTACCAAGCTCGCTTGGAAGAGAAGTTCCCTCTCACTTGCTCAAAATGTGGTTCTAAGGACGTCAACCGTGCTTCCTCAATTGCTGAGGATGATACCGAGGGTAAAACTGGAACCCATGGTACTGATACCCAACGGAATTCAGAATCTCCGAGTACTAAGAATGTAATCGATAACTTGTATCGAAACAAAATCAAATAACTAATATAAATAATCCGCGTTATGGAAAAAACTAAAATCGTAAACGACCCTCAGCAACTTACTCTCTTTGGGGAAAGAACCCCGAGAGCGGTGATTTACAAAAGTGAGTCACACAAATTGCACCAGGCTTTCAATGTTAAAGCTGGAGAGAAAATCGTACAGGGTATGCCAGTAGCTTTGAATGAAGAAGGTTTGATTTACCCTTGCACTGATGTAGCTACTCAAGTTTATTTGGGTGTAGCAGTAACGGATAACGTTAACCCTGCTTATCAACCTCAAAGAAATTTCCCGGTAGAGGTAACAGTAGCTATGGAAGGTTACATGATTTGTAACTGGGTATCAAACGGAAATACCGAAGCTGGCTATGTAACTCCCGATGGAGCATTGCTTAACGATAGATTCGTAAAAGCTAACCAAGCAACTTCAACCCAGTTCATTGCCCTTAATCCAGCAGAAGAGGCAAATGAGGTAATTCAAGTACTCATCAAATAAGAGAAAAGAAGTTATGGAAAATAAAATAGATATTACAAAGTTGAAGGCTCAGGATTTTATGAATGAGCTGCCGGAAATGGTAAGAAGCTTGGAAGCTGTTCGTTCCGGTTCACAGGACAAGAAGCCTGTAGAGGTAACTTTTGGAGAATTGGTTACCGGTAAATGGGGTATTTCAGAAGATGAACTTTTTGAAAAGATGGGCATCAATCCAAAAGTGGACACGATGCAGAACATCTTTACAATGCCTCAACAGAATGTTCGTTGGATTGTTCCGGAAATCATCCGTGCTGCTATCACATTGGGTATGCGCCAGGCTCCGTTCTATCCGAACATCATTGCATCTGATCAACCCATCAATGGTTTGCAAGCAATCATGCCGATGGTTAACATGTCGGATGCTGCCCCTGCAAAGGTTAATGAGGCAGAAACTATCCCATTGGGTGATGTTAGCTTCGGACAGAAATCAGTTAGCCTCTTCAAAATCGGAAAAGGTTTCAAACTTACTGATGAAGTTCGTAACTATGTTTCACTCGATGTCTTGGGAATCTACCTTCGTGATTTTGGTGTTCAGTTGGGTTATGCTCTGGATACTTTGGCTATGGACGTTGCTATCAATGGTAACAACCCTGATGGCTCTGAGTCTGCCCCGGTAATCGGTGTATACGAAACAACTAATGGTATCACTTACAAAGACCTTCTGCATATTTGGGTACGTGCTGCTCGTATGGGACGTAACTTCCAAACTATGATTGGTGGTGAAGACCAGGCAATCGAAATGCTGAACTTGCCGGAATTCAAGGATCGTCACTCTGGTACTACAGAAGCTACCCTGAATGTTAAGTCTCCTGTTCCCAAGAATGCTGACTTCTACATTCACCCGGGTACACCCGACCAACAGTTGCTGTTGATTGATACATCTGCTGCCTTGATTAAGCTTACTGCTCGTCAGTTGATGCTTGAATCTGAAAGAATCGTTTCTAACCAGACTCAGGCAATCTATGCAAGCTTGACTACTGGCTTCTCTAAGATGTACCAGGATGCAACTCTGTTGCTGGCTGCTGACAAGAAGTTCTCAGAATTCGGTTTCCCCGAGTTCATGAACGTAGACCCATATTTGATGGTTAACCTAGAATAATAAGGGACGTCCGGTTTCATCTATATGAATTCCCTGAGAGGGTAGGTAACTAAAAAGACCTATCCTCTCTTTAATCATTTTTAAATTAATCATTTTTAAATCTTAGGAAATATGGCTAAAGATAAATATACAGTAACTGTGGGACCAAGAGCTTACAGTTTTCATGACCAATCAACTGGTATTACCGTTTGTAGAGGAGAAGATAAGGAACTCTCTCGTCGTCAATTCCGTGCACCAAAGATTCAGAAGGCAATTGCCTCTGGCCATCTGATTATCATTGCTGATAAATCAGAAATCGAAAAGTATTCAGAGGCCGACATCGAAAAGTTGGATAAGAGACTGAATGCTCAGTTCAAGAAAGGCATGACTTTGGAGAAACTTTCCAAGGCTTATTCTTTCGAAGAGCTGAAGTTGGTAGCTGGTTTACACGAAATCGTGGCAGACAAAGACGACACAGTAGAAACACTTCTTCAGGCTTTGCTGGAAGAATTCGAATCCTCTTCTAAAGGGTAATATATGAAAATTACATAAGACAGACTAATATGAATAACAATCTGGACTTTTTGTACGTTACGTCAGGTCTGGAAGTTTCATTCAGAGTCATATCCAAAGTCCCGGCCAAATCTATTTTTGACTGGGACTTTGGCGATGATAAGGGAGAGGTTTTCAATGGTGGAAGACAT